CGATCACCGGCCGCGGCGCGCACTGCATCCTGCTCGATGACCCGATCAAGGACCGCGTCGAGGCCGACTCCGTCCTGGTGCGCGAGAAACTATGGCAGTGGTGGCTGCAGGTGCTACGCACCCGGCTCATGGATGCCACCGGCACCATTGTCATCATACAAACGCGGTGGAACGAGGACGACCTGGTCGGCCGGCTGATCGACGAGCGCAACCCGTACTACAACGTCGACGAAGCCAAGCTGTGGCGCAAGATCGACTTCCCGGCGCTGGCCGAGGAGAGCGACATCCTGGGCCGCGCCGAGGGCGAGTCGCTATGGCCGGAGCGGTTTCCGAAAAAATATCTCGAGGAGATCCGCAACTCCGACCCGCGCGGTTTCGGGGCGCTCTACCAGGGCCGGCCGTCGCCGAAGGAGGGTGCGTTCTTCCGCAACGTCGACCTGGTGCCGTACAACCGCATGGACGAGATGCCGGCGCATCACAAGATGCGGTTCTATGCGGCGAGCGATCATGCGGTCTCGATCGAGAAGAACGCCGACAAGAGCTGCCTGATGGTGGTCGGCGTCGACGAGCAGGATCACATCTGGATCATGCCGGACGTGGTCTGGATGCGGCTCGACAGCCAGAAGGCGGTCGAGAGCATGATCGACCTGATGAAAAGATACAAACCGCAATTCTGGTGGGCCGAGGGTGGCGCCATCAACAAGTCGATCGGGCCTTTCCTGCGCAAGCGCATGGTCGAGAAGCAGACCTTCTGTGCGATCGACCCGATCAACCCGGCGGTCGACAAGCAGCAGCGCGCCCAGGCGATCCAGGCGCGCACCTCGATGCGGATGGTTCACTTTCCGGCGTTCACGCGGTGGTGGGCCGACGCCCAGGACGAGATCCTGAAATTTCCGCACGGCGCCAAGGATGACTTTGTCGACGCGATGAGCCTGATCGGTCTGGGCCTGGCCAAGATGCATGGCCGCACCCGGATCAAGCCGCCGGAGCCCGATGTGGTAGTGGGCACGTTCCGGGACATGAAGGAACAGACACGGAGGAGGGAAGGCCGAGGCGACCCGAGGAGCCAGCAGGGATGGTAGATACATCATTCGGCGATGCGATGATGGGCATGATGGGCGAGGGCTCTCCCGATCAAAGCGGCGGTCCCGACATCAACCCGTCGACCGGGCAGCCCAATGCGATGCCGCGCGACATGCCGGATCCGCCGGAGCGGCGCAAGCGGCTGGTGTCGGCCTGGACCTCGCGCGTCAAGCACGCCAAGCGGTTCTGGGATCCGGCGTTCAAACGCATGCGCGAGGATCAGGAATTTACCTTCGGCAAGCAGTGGTCGAAGGAGAAGGATGATCGCCGCTACGTCGCCAATCTGACGCTGCGCCTGGTCGCGCAAAAGACCGCGTTCCTCTACGCGAAAAATCCGAAGGCGGTGGCGAAGCGGCGCGAGCGGCTCAACGCCACCAGCTGGGACGAGAGCCAGACCACGCTGAACCAGCTGATGCAATCCGCCGGCATGATGATGCAGCAGATGCAGCAGCAGGTGGCGATGGGGCAACAGCCACCGCCGCAGCTCGGCGGCATGCTGTCCTCGATGCAGGGCGTGATCTCGGGCGCGATGCCGATGGCAACCGGCGGGCAAACCGGCGGCCAGCCGTCGGTGACGATCGATCAGCTGATGGGTGGCGGTCCGCCGGCGCCGCCACCGATGGGTGGTCCGCCTGGGATGCCGCCAGGAATGCCTGGGGCGCCTCCAGGGATGCCGCCGATGGGCGGGCCTCCCGCACCGGGTGGCAACATCAACGCGATCAGCGGAGCCGTGGGCGCGACGCTGGGCGGCGCCACCATGCCGGCGATGGGCGCCGGTCCGATCCCAGGAAGCATGCAGGGGCCGCCAGGTCTCGGCGATCAGATGAGCTCGGCGATGGGCGCTGCGGCCGGCGCCGCCGTCCCCGGCGTCTCGCCGATGATGGCGCAGGCGGTCGGCAGCGGCATGGACATCATGATGGATGCCGCTCGGGTGAAGAGCGAGAACCAGATGATGGACAAGCTCGCGCGCACGCTCGAGCTGCTCTACAGCTACGAGATCGACAACCAGCCGCACCCGTTCAAGGCGATGATGAAAATGACGGTGCGGCGCGCCGTCACCAATGGCGTGGCCTACGTCAAGCTCGGCTACGAGCGGGTGATGGAAGAGCGGCCCGACATGGAGAAGGGCATTGCCGATGCCAGTGAGCGGCTCGGCACCCTGGAGCGACTCGCCGCCGACCAGGCCGACGACATCACCGATGGCGAGGACAAGGAGGCCGAGCAGCTCCGGCTGTTGCTCGGCGATATGGCGCAGGAGCAAAACATCGTCGCCCGCGAGGGGCTGACGTTCGACTATCCGCTGTCGACCCGGATCATTCCCGACGTCAAATGCCTCGACCTGAAGAACTGGGTCGCCGCAGACTGGGTCTGCGAGGAGTTCGTGCTGTCGCCACATGAGATCGAGGAGATCTACGGCGTCGACGTCCGTGGCCATTGCAACGAGTATTCGGTCAACGACTCTGGCGGCGCCGACCCGGTGGCGATGACCCGCGACTGGACCGGCGACGGCGGCAGCGGCAAGGACTGGGGCTGGGACGATCGGCAGAGCAAGAGCGCGATCGTGTGGGAGATCTACAACCGCAAGGACGGCCTGGTCTATGTGGTCTGCGATGGCTACTCCGAGTTTTTGCGCGACCCGGCCTCGCCCGACATCTACACCGAGCGGTTCTATCCCTGGTATGCGCTGATGTTCAATTCGGTCGAGGACGAGCGCGAACTCTACCCGCCGTCGGATGTCCGGCTGATGCGCGACATGCAGCTCGAGTACAACAGATGCCGTGAAGGCCTGAAGGAGCAGCGTATCGCGGCACGACCGTTCGTCGCCTCCGTCTCTGGTGCGCTCGACGACGACGACAAGGACAAGCTGGTCAATCGCAAGGCCAATGACCTGATCGAGTTCAACGCGCTGCAGCCGAACCAGGACATCAAGCAGCTGCTGCAGGCCTATGCCGGCCCAGGGGTTGATCCGAACCTGTACGAGGTCAATCCGGTCTACGAGGACATCCTGCGCACCACCGGGATCCAGGAGGCCAACCTCGGCGGCACCTCGTCGACGACGGCGACGCAATCGCAGATCGCTGAAAGCTCGCGCATGACCTCGATGGGGTCCAACATCGACGATCTCAACGACCTGCTGACCCAGATCGCGCGCCATGGCGGCCAGATCCTGCTGCGCGAGATGAGCCAGGACCGCGTCAAGAAGGTGGTCGGCCGCGGCGCGGTGTGGCCGATGAACCCCGACGCCCAGGACATCGCCAACGAGATCCTGCTGGAGATCGAGGCCGGCAGCATGGGCCGGCCGAACCAGGCGCAGGACATTGCCAACGCGCAGCGGCTCTACCCGCTGTTGATCCAGCTGCCAGGCATTGATCCCGAGTTCCTGGCGAAGGACGTCTTGCGACGCCTGGACGATCGTCTCGATCTCACCCAGGCGTTCAAGAGCGCGCTGCCCTCGATCGTCGCCATGAACGGCATGGCGCAGGGCGGTGGTGCCGGCGGTCCTGCCGGTCCGATCATGCCGGGCGCCGGCGCCGGACCAGGAGCAGCCCAAGGTCCGCACGGCGCGCCGAATGCACCGAGCCCCGGCGGTCCGGCACCAGGTGGTCCGCCCGATGCGGCGGGCCAGCTCGGTGGCGTGCCGCCGCCGCGGCCGCATCCATCGCCAGGCGGAATGCCGCCGCCGATGTGAGGCATGCATTTTTTCTTAATAACGCCGGTGTGCGTTTTCGGCGTATTGCGGAACCTGAAGGGGAAATGTGGACCGCTCGGGAGTTAGCTGATGGCTGACGACCAGCTGCTTGCGACCGAGCCTGCATTGCCTTCCGGCGATACTGCACCCTCGCCAGGTGCCGGCGATCACGCGCCCTCGCCAGGCGAACAATCCCAACAAGGCGAAACCAAGGAAAGCCTCCTCGAGGCGGTGCAGCGCGCGGTCCCCGAATTGCGTCAGCCACCCGACGAGGAAGCGGACCGCGATGGTCCAGGGGCCTCGCCCGCCCAAGTCGCAAAGGATCGACCAGCTTCAGAAGATGACCCCGAGCTACCTGACGAGGTCACCGCTGACGAGCTGGCCAAATACGGAAAAACGGCAAAGCGCCGCATCAACAAGCTGACCCGGCAGCGCGAGAAGCTGTCGGGTGAAGTACAGCGGTTGAAGGCGATCGAGCCGAGCGCACAGGCTGCCGACCAGGTCACCAACTATCTTCGCGCCAACGACATCTCGCGCGATGATTTCCTGATGACCCTGGAGCTGGCGAGCGCGATGCGTCGCGGTGACTTCCGCACGTTCTATGAGGGCGTCAAGCCTTACATGAAACTGGCGGAAGAGTATCTCGGCGTCTCGTTGCCGCAAGACCTGCAACAGGCGGTCCAGCAAGGTCACATGACGACGCAAGCTGCGGCCATGCACTCGAAAGAGCGCATGGACCGTGCGATGGCCCAGACCAACGCGGCGCGCCAGCAACAGGCGTTCCAGCAATATGCCCAGACGTCGCAGGTGACCCAGCAACAGCAGCAGCGCGCGTATCTGGCCAGGCAAGTCACGGACACCGTCAACGCCTGGGAGACTCAGATCATGCGGGCCGATCCGGATTATGCGGCGAAGAAAAACGCTGTTCAGAACACGATGTGGGCGGTGGTGCGCGAACAGGGCGTACCGCAGTCACCTGATCATGCCGTCAAGATCGCCGAAGAGGCCTTGCGACGTGTGAATGCGGATTTTGTCCGCTGGGCGCCTCAGAGACGCCCGACATCGCGAACCCCGAGCAGCACTGGCAGAACCGCAGGCGTGACGCCGGAGCCGAAATCCTTGCTCGACGTGGTCAAGCAAGCACGGGAGAGCGCGCGCCTCTGATTTTAGAGGCACACCGACATGCCGACCTATACGGCACCACTTCTCAACCACATCACGACCGCTGCCCTCGACTGGTGGCTGAATAAGGGCAGCGCCTTCCAAGAGGCCATCCAGGAGAAACCTCTCCTGGCATCGATGGAGTCGAAGAAAAAGACGTTCCCTGGTGGCAAGGGCAACATCATCATCAGCGTGAAGGGTGACTTCGGCAACACCGCAGCCCCCGGCACCGCCGACCAGGTGGTCGGCTATCAACTCGACGACGTGGTGACCTACTACACGCCGGCGAACCTGACCCAGGCGATCTTCCCCTGGAAGGAAATGCATCTCGGCATCATGCTCACCCACAGTGAGCTGAAGAGCGACGGCATCACCGTGGTCGACAGCGGCGCCGATGACTCGCGCACCACCGAGCATTCCGGCCGCGACGACACCGTCCTGGTCGGCATCCTCGACGACGCGCTGCAGGACATGAGCGAGCAATATGCCCGCGGCATGAACAACCTGCTGTGGACCAACGGCAGCGCGGATCCGAAGGCGCTCGCCGGCATGGCGGCACTGATCACCGATGATCCGACGATCGGTATCGTCGCCGGCATCGATCGGACGGCAAAAACCTGGTGGCGCAACCGCGCCTACACCGCGGCCATGGGCGCTGCGGTGACCGGCACGCCGGCAAAAGCGGCCTGGGGCGGTGGTCCGATCACCTCTGCCACCACCAATGGCGGGGCGCTGATCACGCTCTTGCAGAACGAGTATCGGCAGCTGACCAGGTATGGTGGCAAGCCGAACACGGCGTTCTGCGGCTCGAGCTGGTTGTCCGCACTGGAGACCGAACTCCGCGCCAATGGCAACTACTCGATGACCGGGTTCTCCGGCGGCAAGGACGTCTCGGTCGGTCAGATCTCCTACATGGGCACTGACTTCGAGTACGACCCGACGCTGGATGCGCTCGGCAAGGCCAAGCGCTGCTACTGGTACGACAGCCGCGACCTCTATTTGGTCGCGATGCAGGACGAGTGGCGGCACCAGCATTCCCCCGACCGGACGCCGGACAAGTATGTCCTCTATCGGTCGCTCACCTCGACCGGGCAATTGTGTGCGCGGCGCCTCAACAGCGCGGCGGTCATCGATATTGCCTGATCGGACGGGGCGCGGGTTTGCCCTCGCTTTCCCGCGCTCCGGATAACCTTAAAGGACGACCAATGGCGAGCAAGATCCACTACTGCAGATGCCGGATCAATCTGTCCGGTCAGAATTGCCACACCGTGGTCTATGACCAGTTCAACCCACTGACCTGGCCCGAGGTGCAGGTGCTGATGCAGCTGCACGGCGAAGAGAACGTGATGGACGTCGTGCCGGTCTCGATCGGCGAGTGTTGGGTCGGCCAGGAGAAGCAGCGCCTGGTTCAGATCTACGGTCCGCGCGTGGTCGAGGCCTGCTTCCCCGGTCGCAACTTCCGGATGGAATTGCTGATGACCGGCGACGAGCAGCTGCCGACTTACGTCGAGGGCGGCCCGTCGTCGACCAGGGTTCACCCGCCAACCAATGGTGACGACGAGGACGATGACGACGAGACCGCCAAGGTGGTGCCGTCGACCACGGCGGTGATGAAGCCTGGCCGCCACATGCGGCCAACGCCGGCAGAGCCTCCGACGAAGGAGGCCTGAAATGCCGCTCGGTGTGCAGCTGCTCGATCTGCGCCGTCAGCTGCGCGCCGAGACCGGCACCAGCCTCAACCCGGCGCAAGGGGTGCAAGCGCAGCAGAGCATGGACCTGATGCTGGCGCGGCAGCAGCGCGAGCTGTGGGACGCCTATACCTGGCAGCATTTGCAGATCTGGCTCGACATGCCGCTCGAGCAGGGCCAGGCGCTGTACGACTATCCCGGCGCGATGGCCTTCGACCAGATCAAGCGGATCTATATCGCGCCGACCACTTCGTCGCAGTGGCAGGAGATGCTGTACGGCATCAAGCCGTGGATGATCCCGCCGAGCGGCGTCCAGCAGGGCACGCCGGTGCGCTGGCGCAACGTGGTCGGGATGGATTTCACCGGCGCCCAGCCGATCACCAAGCCGACCGGTCAATTCGAGCTGATCCCGTCGCCGGCAACCGACGGCATGGTGATCCGGTTCGACGGCCAGGCGCCGCTCAATCCGCTGATCGCTGACACCGACACCTGCATCCTCGACTCCGAGGCGATCATCCTGTTCGCCGCCGCCGAAATGCTCGCGGTGCAAAAATCCGAAGGCGCGCCGATGAAACTGACCAAGGCGCAGAACTATCTGCGCCGGCTGCTGCAGGACCAGGGGGCCGACAAACGCGGCAACTACAACATGGGTGGCAACCAGATCCATGGCGTCGACCCCGATCGCGGCGGGCGCAGGATCCCGTACATCGACTACATCCCAGGGTGAGGTGCGGTCATGCCGTATTTCACGATCACAGACTTCGCCGCCGGGCTCGACCTTCGCCGCTCGTCATTGACGGCGCCGGCCGGCACGCTGCGATCGATGATCAACGCCCACATCACGCCGGGTGGAGAGGTCGAAAAAAGGATGGCTTTCGTGCCGTTCTGGACTGTCGACCCGGCGACCAAGGGATTGATCGAGGTCAACCAGAAGCTCTACACGTTCGGGCCAAACGGCCCCTACAAGACCGAGCCGCCGTCGGGCATCTGGTCGGTCGGCGTGCTCGGCCAGGCGACGCCGACGATCCATGAGATCATTGACACCGACCTGTTCGACAACAAGGTGTTTTGCATCCTGTGGACCGACGCCGCCGGCACCGTGATGCGGTTCTACGATGGCGTCAATCTGCCGGCCGCCAACGGTTTCTACTGCCGCACCTACAAGACCAAGATGTACACCGTCGGGGCCAGCACGCTCTACTTCTCGGCCGTCGGCAACGCTGCCGACTGGACCGGCACCGGCTCGGGCTCGATCGATCTGTCGCTCGAGGACAGCGACATGACCAACTGCGTGGCGCTCGAGGTCTACTACAACAACCTCGCGATCATGAGTAAGACCGCGACCCAGCTCTGGCTGACCGATCCGGATCCTTTGAAGAACCAGTATGTGCAGACGCTGCGGCAAGCCGGCACCGTGGCCTGGCGCAGCGTGATGCAGTACGGCTCGGGTGACGTGATGTATATCGCGCCGAGCGGCATCCGCTCGCTGCGCGCCAGGAACGCCTCGCTGGCGGCCGCGGTCTCCGACATCGGCTCACCGCTCGATCCGATCATCCAGGATCTGTTCCGCTCCAAAGGCGAGGACTGGATGAGCGGCACGATCGCGATCCTGCAGCCGGTCACCGGGCGTTTCTGGATCATCCTGCCCGATCGCATCTACATCCTGTCGGCGTTCCCTGGGCCGAAGATCACCGCCTGGTCGGAGTATGATCCCGGTTTCACCATCACCGCCGCGGCGGTGCATCAGAACCACATCGTGGTGCGCGACGACGCCAACCAGGTCTATGCCTATGGCGGCATCTCGGCCGAGGGCCCGGTCTACGACGACTGCTTTGTGGAGCTTGAGTTCCCTTTTCACGCCGGCACCGATACGGCAACCGCCAAGACGTTCACCGCGCTCGACGCCACCTGCGCCGGCGTGCCGTGGGATGTCTATGCGGCGTTCAACATCGAGGACGAGACCGCCGAGGACTATGTCGGCGCCTTCAACGGGCCGACCTTTGCGCAAGGTATCATCGCGCTCGATGGTCACTCCACGCACATGTCGCTGCGGCTGCGCTCGCAGGTGGCGGGGCCGCAGACGCTGTCGAACCTGGTGGTGCATTACTCAGTCGGGGAGAGCGGCTGATGCCGATCGAGATCACATCCGCCGATCGCGGCATGATCCGCGCCGTGCTCCACAATCTGCGCGAGGTCGATCTGTTGGAGATGATGGCGGCCGACACCGATCTCGATCGGCTGCCCGACATCCTGATCCGGCACAAGGTGTTTGCGTTCTGCGCTTACGAGATCGAGGCCGGTCCGGTGGCGATCTGGGGCATGGTGCAGCGTCGACCGAATGTCGGCGCCGGCTTTGCCTTCGGCACCGACCAGTGGGGCCTGGCGCTGCTGCCGATGCTGCATCACATCCGCGGCTTTATCATTCCGTACCTGGTGCAGGCCGGCTTCCACCGCGTCGAGGCGGCGGCGCTCGCCGGGCGCGAGGATGTCGGGCGCTTCATGGATCTGATCGGCGCCGAGCCGGAAGGCGTGATGCGGCGCTACGGCACGGCAGGCGAGGATTTTATTTCATACAGGTGGTTGGCAGATGAACATGCAGGCGCGCGAACTGCGCACCCCGAGACGTACCGCCACGCCGCACATTGAGGTGCGGCTCGGCAAGGTGGAGGACGTTCCGAAGGTCGCTGACTTTCTGGAAATGTTTTTCCATCTGACCCCGTGGTCGGAGGTGCTGCGCTTCAAGAAGCAGGGCGCGATCGGCTATCTGACGATGGCGATCGGCAACGGCTACGCGCCGCATGCGCTGGCGTTCGACCAGGACGAGCTGGTCGGGATCTGCAGCTATCACGTCTACGCGGCTTACACCGATCCGATCGCGGTGATGGACGAGACCTATGTGCTGCCGCGGCTGAAGCGCACCGACCTCGGCCGGCGCCTGGTCGCGCTCGCAATCGAGATGGCGCGCGCCGACGGCTGCAAGGTGATGAACTTCCCGATCGCCTCGGGGCTGCCGGCGCAAAACAGTCTGATGAACATGGTGGGCCGGCATTTCGGTGCGACACCGGTCGGGATGATTTTCAGGAAGGTGCTGTGATGGGTGGCAAGGATGGCGGCGGTGGTGCCGCAAACATCGGTCCGACCTCGGGCTCGCCGACCGATGGGCCGTCGGCGCTGGCGTTTGGCGGTGCTGGCCCCTATGCCAACAGCGGGCCCTATTCCGGGTCGCCGGAGGACGGGCCGCATGTGCTCGATCTCTATGGCGCCCAGCTCGCCGCAGCGCAGCCGCAAGCCGCGGTCGACACGCCGGCGCCTATGGCAGCAGCGGCTCCGCAAGCCGCGCCACCAGTCGCAGCCCCGGCTCCGATCGATACGACGCCGCCGCCAGTGGACCAGCCACCGCCGCCAGCCGCGATCCCGCCAGGACCGGATCCGACCGGACCTGGGTCTGCGATCGCGCAGCCATCGGCAAAAGACAACCCGCCGCCGGCGACCACCGGCGGCATCGGTGACCAGCTTGGCGGCACCGTGATCAGCCCGCCCAAATACTGGATTGGTGGGCTCGGTCAGTACGGCAAGATGCAGAACACGCAAACCTGAAGGATCAGATCATGGGCGGCAAAGATGGTGGCGGTGGCGGTGGCGGACAGTATTCCGAACAGGCACTGATCTCGCGCGGCATCGATCCTCGCCGGCTGCAGACCGATGCGGCCTATTACAATGCGGTCGCCGCTAATGGCTTCATGTCGGCGCCGGCAGACCCGGCACCAGCACCCGCCGCAGCGCCCCAGGCGGCGCCTGCCGCGTTCGCCGATGCGCCGGCACCCGCGGCTCCGGCCCCGGCGCCCGAGGTGGCGCCACCGGCGCCGAGCGGACCCGCAGCCTCTGCCGGCGGTCCGGTCCCACAGCCGACGGCGGCCGGTAATCCGGCGCCAGGCAACACCGGCGGCACCCAGGGCCCCAGTTCCGGCGACGTGCTCGGCGGCTCGGTAATGGCGCCACCGAATTACTGGGTCGGCGGGCTCGGTCAATCGACCTCGACCGGCCGCACCAGGGGCAACATCACGACGTCACAGTAGGAGCACGCGATGGGCGGCAAAGGCGGCGGTGGCGGCGACTATTACGCCCAGCCAATGGACACATCGGGATACGCCACGCCGGAGCAGGCGAAGGCGACGCTGGCCGCGACCACGCCGGTCGACCTTTCCGGCTACCAGCAAAGCATCGACACCCAGAAGGCGGCAGCCGCGGCGACCGCGCCGACGCCAGTCGCCGCTACACCGAACAACGACACCGCGGGCTCGAAGAACACCGGCGCAGCCCTCGGCGACTCGGTGCTGGCGCCGCCAGGCTACTGGAATAACCGGCCGGATCTGCAGCCTTCCAACTTGAAGAAGAGCAGCCTGCAGACGACGCAAACGTGAGGACAGATCATGGGCGGTAAATCAGGGCCATCCAATAATCAGATGGTCGCTTTCGAGATGCAGCAGGCGCAGGAGGCCAAGGACAAGGAGAACCTGCGCCAGGCGCGGCTCGACCAGGGCAAGAGCGCGATCGACAGCCTGTTTGGTCCAAGCAATTTCGGCGACGACTTCTACAACAAGTACAACAAGGCCGAACTCGACTACACCCAGCCGCAGCTCGCCGACCAGTACGACAAGGCCAAGCAGGGCATGACCTATGATCTCGCCCGCGCCGGCACCTTGCGATCGACCGCGGCCGGCTACGCGCAAAGCCTGTTGGAGAAGCAGAACGCCGTCAACCAGGCCGGCGTCGCCGCCAAGGCCGACACCGACACCGCAGCGCTGCGGCAGTCGATCGCGAGCCAGCAACAGCAGGCCTACAACCAGCTCTATGCGACCGAGGATCCGACGGTCGCCGCCAACACCGCGGCAACCGCGGTCGGCAACGCGCAGCTGTCGCAACCGAACCTGACGCCGCTCGCCAACGCCTTCCAGCCGGTGGCGATCGGGCTCGGCTCGGCATTGTCGCCGGTCTATGGTGCCTACAGTGCCAACCAGATGCTCGGCGGCGGCATCAACCCGAACAACCCGCTCGCCGGCGGCAGCGCCGTCACCAGTCAACAGACGTAAGAGAAACCCATGTGCGATCCGATCTCAATCATTGGCCTGGGACTGTCGGTCGGTATGGCGGTCGCGAACTATTCTGCCCAGCAGGACATGGTCAATCAGCAGAACCAGGCCAACGACGCCTGGGTGGCGTACCAGCGCCGGCAAAGCCAGGACTACCTGGCGCAGGACGAGGCGCTGCGCAAGAACGCCGAGGCCGCGCGCGAGGGTGCGCTCGGCGAGTTGACGGCGGGCAAGCAGAAGCAGGCGCAGACCAACGAGCAGGCGCGGCTGACGTCAGCGCTGACGCCGCAAGAAACCAAAGACATGGCCGAGGGCAAGAAGCAGACCCTCAACGATCGCATGCTCAGTGGCCAGCAGGGCACCGCGCCAGGCGTCGCCGCCAACATCCAGCAGCAGATCCAGCAGGCGGCCCAGGAAGCCCGCGCTCGCATCCAGGCGCTGGCCGCGGTGCAATCCTATGGCGGCTCGCAATTTGGTTTGACCAACCGCGCCAACACCATTTTCAACACCGCCGGCCAGGACATCCGCCAGGCCTCTGACGAGCGCACTGGCGCCCAGGCGGCGTATGGCGTGGCGAAGGGCGTCGAGCCGATCAAGATCGTGCAATATGGCGGCGGCAGTGCGCTTGGCGGTCTCTCGGCAGCCGGCGCCCAGATGGCCGGCTCCGGTCTCGGCAAGGCGATGGCGTCGAGCATGTTCATGGCATGAGGTAAGGCGATGGGTACGACGTGGGTCGAGGATCCGAGCTGGGGAAATATCTTCTCCAACTTCACGAAGCAGATGAACGCGGCGCCGGGCGAGGCGCTGTCGAACATCGCCCAGGTCGAAGCCATCAAGACGGCGCGCGAGAAGCGGGCCCGCGAGAGCCAGATGTGGGACGCCGGCGTCAAGGCCAGCGGCGCGCTCGACGCGGCGGTGCCGCAGGCCTATGTGGCGCCGACCGATTACACCGCGCCAGGTCCGATGATCGGCGATCCCTCTAACCCGGCCGACACCGCCGGCATCCCGAGTGTCGATCTGCAGTACACCGACCCCCGCGCCCAGGCGATGGCCGAGGCCCGGCGCAAGCTGGCGATCGCCGGCGGTCAGGCAACCATCCTCAAAGACCCGTCGCAATGGGCGCCGCAGCTCGGCTATGGCTCGGTCGCCGCGGCCGGCGTGCCGACCACGGCTGCGGGAAAGGCGGAGACCCAGTTCCTCACCACCGGCAAATTCCCGACCGCGGAGGAGGCCAAGATCCCGGCGGCGCATAACCTGGCGGTGATCGGCGCCGACGGCCAGCCGACCGGGCGCAGCATTCTCACCCAGGATTTCAAACGCGACATCGCCGGCCAGCCGTTCAACCTCAAGCCTGGCGAGACCGTGCTGGCGACCGGGCCGGCGTCGACCACACCGAACAATCCGTTTGGCACCGGGACCGATGCGGTGGCGCTGCAGAGCCTGGACAAGATCCGCAAGGACAGCGCGGCGCGCGGTCACATGACCGAGGAGGAGGCGCAGCTCGCCGGCAAGCTGTTCGACGTCGCCTATCCGCCGTCGCGCGTCACCGAGACCGAGGGCGGTCGCCTGGTCGAGAAGGAGATCCGCGCCAAGCCGATCCCACCGTCAATGATGCCGATGTTCCAGCTGACCCAGGACTATGCGCGAGGCGCCCATCTGCAGCCGCAGCCGCGGCCAGGTGAGCCGCCGCCGGTGCAGCCGCTGACGCCCGATGAGCCGGCGCCGATCGTGCCGCCGCAGGCCGCCGTCAATCCCAACGCAACGCGCGTCATCTCCAGGGGGCCGGCCAACCCGGCCGAGCTGCGCAAGGAGATCGCCAACACCCAGCAATTCTCCGACTGGAACACGACGGTGCCGCTGTTCAACTCCGCGATCAAGTCAGCGCAGAACCCGAACAACCAGGAGGACATCAACATCATCTATGCGTTTGCCAAGCTGATGGACCCCGGCTCGGTGGTGCGCGAGAGCGAGCAGAAACTGGTCTCGACATCCGGCACGGTGCCGCAGAGCATTCTCGGTCAGTACAACAAGCTGGTCACCGGCGGCGGCTCGATGGATCCGCAGGTGCGGCTGCAGATCATCGACACGCTGAAGAACCGGCTCGACGAGTACCGCTCGAGCAAGGACATGATCGAGAATTACTACCGGACCAAGGTGGCGCCGGCGGTCGGGCTCAATCCCGACGAGGTGATCCCGCCAACGATGGCGCCGATCAACTACAACCGCGACGAGATCATCCGGATCATGAACCAGCGGGCGCAGCAACCGCAGCAGCCGCAGCAGCCGCAGACATCCACCAACCCCAGGGTAGATGAGATCCTCAACCGATAAGGTGCGCAGCGATGGCGACCGCAGAACAGATCAAGGGCTGGATCGACAAGAACCAGGACAAGGCTGGCTCGCCCGACTTTGTCACCATGTCGGACGAGTATCGCAAGCTGACCGGCGGCGACGCGAGGCCGGCCGAGCCCTATGCCTACAGCGACCAGGGCATCCCGATCGGCTCCGGCACCGGCGTGGACAGCGCGCCGAACGATCCCAACAGCGCCGGCAATACCGCCACACGCATCGGTGTGGGGGCGGTGGCTGGCATCCCCGATATTTTGACGGCGATCGGCAATGCCGGCGTGCGTGCCAGCAAGAACCTGCCCTCCTGGGGCATGGCCGGCGTGCGGCCGGAGGACAACAAGGAGGCACCCTCTCTCGGCCAGATGCTGAACCGGACATTCGGCAAGGAGCTGCCGGCCGACGCCTCGACTACCCGTCAGCTGCTCGAGGGCGGCGCCAGCGCACTGCTCGGTGGTGGTGCCAGCTCGATCGCGCGCGCTGCCGGTGCGGCGCCGACCGCGATTGAAGCAATCATGCCGGCACTCAGGGCGTTCACCAGAACCACCGCGGCGCCCACCATCGCCTCGCATTATGGCGGCCATGCCGGCCAGGCACTCGCCGAAAAATTCGGCTGGGATCCGCAGACCGGGCAGCTGCTCGGCTCGCTGTTTGGCGCCACCGCGGCCAGCAAGGCCGGCGAGCTGCCGGCGCGCTACACCGACTGGCGCTATCGCGGCCAGGGCAACGACAACGCCGCCGAGATCGCAGCCGCAGCCGCACGCCAGGGCGTGACGCCGACCGCCGGCATGCTCGGCAACGAGTCAATCCAGATGCGGGAACGGGCACTCGCCAACCGGCCCGGCGCGATGGGCTACATCAACGACAGGCGCACCGGCGCGCGCGAGGACATCGCCTCTGCACTCGATCGCGCAGCTGCGGCCCGCGGCTCGACCGATCCGGAGCCGACCCGCGGCTCGATCGGTTACAACGTCGCCGAGGTCGCGAGGGGTGGCGCGCAGGAGCTCGGCAACATCTCTTCCGCCGGCCAGCAATCGCTGATGAACCAGGTCGGCCCGCGATCGCCGGCCGACATCTCCGGCGTGCTGGCGGCGATGGAGCGGCTGCGCAACCAGACCGACCCTGGCACCGCGGCGCCGATCGATGCCCGCATCGGCACGCTGCGCCAGATGCTGCCCAGGGATCCGGAGGGCAACATCCTCTCGACCGATGTGCCGTATGAACGGGTCAAGGACTGGCGCACCGCGTTGCGCGAGCGCAGCCAGAACTACGACCCGGTGCCTGGTCGCTTCGCCGGGCAGATCTACGACGCCACCACCGGCGCGATGCGCGACGCCGCAGTCAACCAGGGCGTCCCGGCCGAGCGGTTCAACAACGCGCAAGCGCGCACCGCCGGCATCATGGGTGAGGGCGGCCCGCATGAGCAGCTCACCGATGTTGCCGGCCGCGAGCCATCGGCCGCCTACAGCTATCTGCAGGGCGGCGAGCAGAACCCTGGCCGGCTGCGCATGCTGCAGGCGACCGGCAACCCGGCGCTCGACAGCGTCTTTGGCGACTATCTGCGACGCATGGGCAACCAGACCCTCAACACCGCAGGCGCGCGGGGGCCGATCAATTTCGCCAACCAGTGGGACCGCATCCATCCCGAGGCACGCGACGTGATCGCCGGCCCGCAAGCAGGCAGCGTCAACGATGTCTCGACGCTGGCGCGATCGTTCGACTACCCGACCAGCCAGACCGGACTCGGCCGCACCGTGGGGCCGATCGCCCACGGCGCTGCGCGTGCCATCACCGGCAGCGAGATCGGTGGCGCGCTCGGCCACGCCACCGGCATCCCCGGCGCCGGCACGGCGGGGCGTGTGGTCGGAGCCTATGCGCAGATGCCGATCAGTAGCCTGCGGGCGCGCATGCTGCAGAGCCCGACCGCGCTCAACGCGCTCGCCGGCGGCCCGCGGCCGGCCGGCTCGCCCACCAGCATCAGCGACCTGGTCGCAGCACTGAATGCCGCAGCGAGCCAACAGCGGAGACCGTGAGCCATGGCCTACATGGATGACCAGGCGATCGAGCGCGACCAGCAGCGGCAGCGACTCCTGGCCAACGCACCGCAGATCGGGCTCGGCGATCCGGCGCAGCAGCCGCAGGGTGTGCAGGCGCCGCAGGCCGCTCCGGCGCCGATGCTGTCGATCGAGAGCATCCTTGCCAACCTGGCGGGATCCCTGGCGCCGAAGGGCGTCAACGTCACACCTGGCGAGGCACTCAAGACGCCGTTTACGCTGCCGAACCGCCCAGGCGTGCCGACGCCGGAGAAATGGAAGAGCGACAACACGCTGGGCGCGGTGCTGCAGGGCATCCTGGGCGCCAAGGGTAGCGGCATCCAGCAGCTGCAGCAGCGGCTGCTCCAGGCGCAGCAGGGTCAGCGGCCGGCGCCGTACCAGCCGCAGCAGCTGATCCCAGGCCTGCAGCCAGGCGTCGATGCGTCGAAGGCCATGCCGGGCTCGCCGGCGGCACGGGCCTACATGACCCAGCAGGACAAGACGACCGGCGGCGTCACCGGGGTCGAGAAGCCTCCGCAGGGGCCGGCCGAGAGTTCGACGCTCGCCGATCAGCGCAAGCAATATGCGGCGCAGCTCGATGCCAACCCGGCGCTGAAAGAAAAGATGGCGGCGCTGATGGTCGCCGAGGAGGGTGGCGACGCCACCGCGCGCACGGCGCTGGCCGAGTCCGCACTCAACCGCGGCGTCAGCCGCGGCATCCCCTCGCTCGATGCGGTGCTGGATCCGAATTATTATGCGCCGTTTAAGGACGGCGGTTATGCCAAGGCGATCGCCCGGCTGCGCAGCGATCCGCAGTTCAAGGCGCAGGTCTATGCCGACATGGACCGCGCGGCGAAGGGCGGCAGCAACGTCAGCAACCTGGCGACCGACAACGCATCGGGCGCGGTCGCCGCCAACGCCAAGACCAACTCGACCCACACCTGGACCGCCGGCAATGGCGAGACCTTCACCCGCAAGGATGTGCGGCCCGACGTTCACGGCAAGCAGAACGTCGAGCTGACCCAGGACTGGCATGCCAAAACGACCGCCGCCCAGGCAGCCGAGAAGCCTGCCACCACCCAGGTCGCCGGCCCAGCCCAGGCAGCACCGACCCCGGCGCAGCCTTCCGAGCCGCCGACCTGGCTCAACAAGGAGGCGATGCCGTTGCCGCCGTCGGGTGGCTTCGTCGACACCGTCGACAAGGTCCAGCCGCCAGGACCGAACGCGACCGCCACCAACATGTCGATCCAGCCGGGAGCAGCTCAACCGCCTGCCCAGCCTGCAGCGCAGCCCCAGGAAAGCGCGCCACAGCCACCCCCACCGCAGGCGCCCCCGCCGCGACCGACTCCCCAGGCGCCTCCGCAGGCGCCCCAGGCAGCAGCCCCCATGCCGCCACCCAAGACCGGCGTCAACGCTGCGCGTGCGATCGTCGATCGGCCGTTCAACACGTTCCTCACCAAGGAAGATCTCGCGCAGATCCCGTCGCAGTACCAGGGCAGCACGCCGCGCGAGATGGCCAGCGGTTGGACCGGCAGCATGTTCATGTCGCGGGCCGAGCCGCTGTTCAACAAGTTTGGTTTCACCCGCCAGGACGCCGAGAAGGTGCTGAGGGAGCCTGCGCCGGCGCCTGGCAAGCGCAGCGACATCGGCACCTCCGATGCCACCGACTTCTCGGCACGCTCCAGGACGCCACCTGGCACGCCTGGCGACGTGCCGCTGCCGCAACCAGGACCGCGGACGGAGAACCGCAACGCGGCGCAGACCGAGCTCAACATGACGCCCGAGGAGCGAGCGCTGTACGATCGCCACCTGGGCAACCTTTACGGCAAAGGCGGCGTCGACAATCCGGATGGCTCACGCTCGACGCTGTACCAGGCCAACGTCGACATCGATGGCAAGAGCTACAACATCCCGACCGTCTACGACGGCAAGATCATCCCGGTCGACGAGGCGGTTGCCCGCGCCAAGGCGCAGGGTCTAGACAAGTTCCCGTCCTATCCGACACCGGATGCGGCGGAGGCACGCTACATGCAGATGCACGACTACATGGACAAGGACACCGGCGCCTATTTCCAGCAGCACACCGGCCAGCCTGGGGCACCGTCGGGGTTCTCCCCGAACACCGCCGGCGCCAACGCGCCACCACCACCGCCGCAGCCAGGCGTTGCTGCTGGCGTCAACGTGGGGAGGGGGCAGCAGATCACCCCGGAGATCGCCAAGGCGCTGGAGAATGCGGTCAAGGACCAGGAGCGGGCGCCATCGCTGCAGTCACCGCCAGGAGCGCAGCCGGTGCAGCTGCCGTCCCAGGTGGCGCCGCCGATGCCGGGCGCACCAGGTGGTCCGACCGTGCCAGGCCCAGGTGGCGCGCTGACCATGCCTGGGGTGTCGCCGCAGATGATGATGGAGGCGAGCCAGGGCAACCCGATCGCCATGATGGGGGTCCAGGGTGCTGCACCATTGGAGGTGCCGGCTTCCCCGCAGCCACCGCCGACCTGGCCCGACTGGAACAGCACGCCGGCCTGGGGTGGCTGGTCGCTCGGAGGGTTTGATGGCGGGCTCGGCGGCGGCGAGTAAGGGCTGGCGCCCGGTAGTGTTCTCGGCCGACTGTGACGAGGACGGCAACTGTCCGGTGTGCGGCATCGACTATGCCGAATGCTCCTGCCCTGGTCCGACCATGGATGAGTACGACTACAAGGAAAAAGGCGGGCAATTGCTTGCCCGCCCCAAAAATTTTTTCAGATCCCGGAGATCATGCAGAAAAAGTTAACGCCAGGCGTCAACCGTCGCCGGCAGGACGACGACGTCGTCCCAGTGATCGTCGGCGATCATCTCCTGGCGCCGGCGATCGGCAGCACGGCGGGTCCGCTCGTAAAACACGACCCTGGTGCCGCCGTCGAAGGCCACGACCATCCATTTCATTTCGGCACCCCGTGACGCTCGTACATCTCGAGCAGCTTGGCGACCACCGCCGGCACCTTGGAGGTGCCGGCAGCGATCCGGAAGGCGGACGAACGCGAGATGCCGAGCAGCTCATGGGCATCGTGCGGCGTGTAGCCGAGCCGCTTGATGGCGGCGAGGAAATCGCGTTTTGACATGGGGTCAGGCCTTCCAAAACTTGATGTGGGCATCAGCTGCCTGATCGGGATACAGGCCTTCCTCATAGAGATCCTTGGCATCGCGGTAGCCGGCCTCGCCCCATTTCTCGGCGCGGAGGTGGGCGTTGAACAAACGCCACCAATCCATAAACGAGCAGTTCGACTTGTCTGCGCAAACGACCTCAGGCTTGAGGGCGGCGACGTCGATCGCCGGCTTGTGGCTCTTCGGCGCCTCGATCTCGACCGGCATGATCTCGACGTGTGCGGCGTTCCAGGTGTACTGGCGCTGGGTGGATGCCTTGCGCGCCAGGTCGAGGCTGCCGCACCAGGTTGAGACTCGGGACGGACCATCCAGCGGGCGCACCACCAGGGCGTGGGTGTAGGTGCGGTGGCTCGAGTGGGTGCCGACGATGGCGCCGGCGGAAGAGCGGACGAGGTAGTTGATCTTGGGCATTGCAGTCTCCATTGCGGGGTCACCAGCGACCCGGTGAGGCTGTACTAGTCTCAATCGACACTAGTGTCAAATGACACTCGGCATTAGACCATAGTATCACTCTAGTGTCACTTGACACGCTAGGGAGCCCGCTGAGGGGCGCATTTTTTCTGCATGTCTGAATATCAGATCGGAAAAATAACGCGCCGGTGACTCGCTAATGCAATCTAGCCCTTTTTTGGGTTGGATTTGGAGGCCCGCGCACTTCCAGGTTGTATGGAATATGTGGCTTTTCCGTCACGCTTTCGGGCCTCCAATTTTTTGCTGCCACGGTCGATCGCAGGCTCGCCGAGGGAGAGGATCAGGCCGGAGACCACCATCGCCATCGCCTCGTCGGCGTCGAGGTCGGCCTCGCCGACGGCGTGCTCCAGGTAAGTGGCGGCGCCATGCACCAGGTCGGCCGCGATCGAGACCAGCAGGCCGGCCATCTGCTGGTCGTCGTCGAACAGCGCGCCGGTGCGCAGTGCCGCTTCACGGCAGCGCTCGACCGCCAGGCGGCAGAGATCCTTGTAGACCGAATATTCGACTGTCATGACCATCCCCTCTCGCGTGGATCCCAGCCGGCATAGGGCACCCGGCCGCCAGGGCGCCGTGGCCTGGATTTAGGCGCGGGCTTGGGTTCGGGCGGCGGTGGCGCGGCCGGCGTCGCCAGCGAGCGCGGGCTCGGCTTCTTCTTGGTGTTGCCGAGGTAGAAATAGACCACGGTGTAGTCGCGGTTCATCGCGGTGCCGATCTGTGGCCCGTTCCAGCCGCGGCTGGCCAAGGCCTGCGCCAGCTCCATCCTGGCGCGCAGCAGCCGCTTCGGGCGGCGGTGGCTGATCAGCTCCTCGGGCGTGGTGCCGTGCCGTGCGGCGATCTCGGCGATCGTCGCCCTGGTGATTTCCCTGGGCGTCATGGCAGCTTCCTGCCATCGAGGTACGCGCGAATGATCCAGCGCAGCAGCTCGGACAGCTTGACCTTATTCATCGTGGCCAGCAGCTGCAGCTGCTCCATGTCGTGGTCGCTGATGGTGGTGATGGCTTTCTTGTTCATGATCGCCTCGCATTGCGTAATACAGTTCCCAGGTCCGGTGCTCGGCGGCCGAGCACCGCGGCACGGTTGCCAGGCCGGTCCAGACCTCGACCACCTTCAGCGCTCGTCGAGCCCGTCTGCGGTCGCTTGGGTCCGCATAGTCCTGCCAGCGTGTTTCAAACGACACCGTGTGCTTTAGCCACCGCTCGAGCGGCGACTTGTTGCCGTGCGGATTGTTCTCGTAGCGCTGCGCCTTTTGCGCCATCTGCCGCGCCCGCTCCTTGCTGACGCGGAAGCGGTAGCCGATCTGTTCCAGGGTGAGGCCGGCCTGCCGCATCCGCCGCGCTGCCATGTGTCGGCACCAGGCGTGCTGCTGAACAGCCAGCCAGGTGGGCAGCACCTCTTCCCAGTTGCGATCGCGCCAGGCTGGCACCTTGGCGCACTCCTCCTCAAAGTGCCGGCGGCGACTCTCGGCGAGTTCTCGGATCCGCTCCTCCTCGCGCTCGCGCTCGGCCTTTTGCCGGGCGCGCTGCAGGGCCAGCTTGGCCTTCCTGGCGGCAATACTTGCCTGGTGCTCCTGCTGCTGCTCCTGCTCGGCCTGGTAGGCCCGCCGCGCCGCAAGCGGGTTGGCCAGGAAGCGGTGCAACAGGTCGATGATGGTGTCGATGTCTTTTTCGCGGTGGTTCCTGTCGATCGGCCCGACCGCATGCTCATAGAGGTGGGTCGCGATCTCCAGCGTCGACTGGCCGGCATTGAACCTCCGCATGATCTCGTCCTCGTAGCGCACCAGGGGGCTCAGGCTCATCGCCGGCATCTCCAGGAGCGGCCGCCGCGGGTGATCTGCTTGTGCATGCCGTGGCGCGCGCAGACGTCGCGCCGGCGTGGCTTTGCGGGGCTTGTTAATTTTCGCGGGTCGATTTGAGGGGTCACCAGCACCAGCTCGTCGCTTCTCTCGGCTGGCGCATCGAGCCAGCGGTCGGTGATCGCCAGCGCCGGCGCCAGCGGCAGCCGATCGGCCTTGGCCAGGATCTCGACCAGGACCGGCTCCGGTGACTCCAGGAGCGGCGCCGGTGCGGTTTCCTCGGCCGAGCGCATAGTCCCGGCGGCGATGCCGAACGCGCACCAGAGGGCTGCGGAGAGGATCAACAGGCGATGACGCATGCGCAAATGATCTCGCCGAGTTCACAAAAAGTAAACCCGGCCGCGGGGCCGGGTTTTTCTGTCTGTCTCTGTCTGTCTCTGTCTGTAGAGACGGCCTGCATATTTTTTTAGGCAGCGACCACCTTGAGGTCGGGCCGGCGCCGGATCGCCGGCGGCGTCACGCCGGTGACGTAGTCGGCCCAGGCCTGCATGACCTCCTGGCGCTTCTCGCGCTGCTCGGCCTTGTTGTAGGCCATCTCGGCAGCGTCGCCGAGCAGATGGTGCAGGCAGTGCTCGAGCACATCGCGCTCGATGCCTTTCTGGTCGCCGCCCCAGGAGCGGAACGAGGACCGGAAACCGTGGGTGGTGGCGTCGAGCTCGAGCTGGTTCTGGAACAGGAACAGCACCGTGTTCTGGTTCAGCATCTCGCTTGCCCGCTTGCCGGGGAACAGCAGCGGCGTCTCCAGGCGCACGCTGGCCTGCAGCGCCAAGGCCTTGCGCGCCACCGCGATCGCCTGGCGCGACAGCGTCACGTCCGCCGGCTTGCCGTTCTTCATCACCTTGCCGGGGATGTGCCAGATGCCGGCCTCGAGGTCGACCTGGTCCTTGCGGGCCTGGCGCGCCTCGCCGGTGCGGACTCCGGTCAGGATGATCCACTGCGCGGCCAGCGAGGCCATGCTGTCGATGTCGACCAGGCGCGGCCAGACCGCCGGCAGCGCGGTGTAGGGCAGCGAGCGGTGCCCGCCTTCCTGGTCGGGCTGCTGGTCCAACAGCTTCTTCAGGAAGGTCCAGTCGGCCGGGTTGGGTGCGGTAGCAGGCAGCTTGTCGGCGGCGATCGCGCGGACGAACAGGTCATGCAGCTGGGTCTGGAATTTCTTGGCGGCGACCGGGATGTCGAGCCAGATCGGGCGCAGGCAGTTGACCACCTGCTGCCGGGTGATGGTGGCGATCTTCAGATCGTGCAGCGGCTTCGCGTAGACGTTCATGCCGAGATCCCAGCGCTTGATCGAGATCTCCGAAATGCCGGAGGCGACGACCGGGCGGATCTCCGCGACGAAGGTCTTGAAGGTCGGTGAGTTGCCACGCTCGAGCTCCTCGCCGGGACGCTCGACCATCGGGTTGATGCCGTAGTGCGCCCGCTTGCGCGCCTCGCGTGCCAGCTCGCGCGCCTGGTCTGCCGACACCAGGTCGAGCGAGCCGAGCCCCATGCGCCTGGTCTTGCCTTCCCATTGAAACTTGAAGAGCCAGCGGTGGTTGCCGCCCGCGGTCGCGACCAGGTAGAGCCCGCCGCCGTCGGAGTGCTCGAAATCGATCGGTTTGCCGTCGGCGTTCACGCCAGACTTGAGCGAGGTCAGCTTTTTTGCGTTCAGTTTTTCCTTAGCCATATCAGCGATCCCAATGTGAAATCCCGGTGTAGGATTTTTCCAGACCGCTTTTTAGCTCACTGGATAATTCTATGGAAGTCACTGGACAATCACTGACAGATACAGACAGAGATCTACAAAGGTAGACAGAGCAAGAAACCGCTGCAGCGCAGGCGTTTCTTCAACATAGACAGAGCTGGACAGAGGTCTACAGAGCAGGACAGCGCTCAAAAGTAATCCCATGACGGGATTTGCACTATGCCCTTAAAGCATTGATGCGACTCAACAATCAATGCGCGATTTGAATGAAAAAGATAATTCACTGGTCTACCATATCTAGGGGACAATGATACCGCTGGCGTCGTCCAGTGAATTGCCAACTTTATAAGTGCGAGAGTCGCCAGCCTTGAACGGAGTATGCCCCTGTCGGGTGCCGGGGCCGCAGGCTGGCTTCCTTTCCTCGACCCTCCCGCTGGCCGTCGAAAGTGTCCCCGGCTTATTCCGCTGCCCTCCTGCTCGGGTCGACGAAGGTCTCCAGGTCGACGCGCCGGATGATGATGCGGCGGCCGAGCCTGACGTGTGGCAGCTTACCCTGTTTGCACAGCTCGCGGATCTTGCCGGCGGCGATGCCGGTGAGACCGGAGGCCTCGTCCGCCGTCAGCGACAGCCGCTCGGGCGGCGGGACGGGGAGTGTTTTGAGCTTCCTCATGCCGGCACCAGCGTCATGGCACGGCCGATCGACCTGGTGAGCTCGGCCAGGCCTTCGGCGCCGTCGTATTGCTCGGCATCCTTGCGGAGCAGCGGCAGGCCACTGTCGATCGAGGCCATGATCTCCTCGCGCGTGGCCTGGCGCCCCTCGCAGAAATATTCCGGCTGGCGCTCGGGCTCACCGAGCTGGAACAGGATCGACCTGGTCAGCCGCAGGATCTTGTAGGTCTTGGTGGTGTAGAGCGCGATCACGCCGGGGTTGCGCAGGATTGCACCCTCCGCATATTCGGCGTCCGCCGGCAGATCCTTCTCGTTGCGGCGCATCCTGGGCTGGGTCAGGAACGGGCAGGCCTTGACGCCATAGAGCGCACACTGGTGGTGCGATGGCGGCTCGCCGATCGTTCGCGTCACCATGCACATCGGGCCGATCGGAAAGCACATGTGAACGCCGAGCGGCTGGCCGCACAGCCAGCAGCGTTTCAGCCGCACCGCGATGCCGAACTTTTCCGGGTCCATCGCGCGAAACTCCGGCTTGCCGTCGACGGTCGGCACGAACCAGGGGATGGGATAGCCGCGGTCATCGATCGGCAGCCGGCGGATGTTGTCCGGCATCTCGATGTTCTCGATCTTGCGGTTCAGCTGTTGCATCTCGCTTCTTCCTTCGTTGTCGCCTGGTTGCCAGCACATCGCGGCCGGCCTGGGTCAGGAGCCAGCGATCGCGCGGGATCCTGACCAGTTGTCCCTCGCGCGCCATCAGCCGGTTCATGCGCGAGGTCGGCCGCTTGCCGAGCAGCACCAGGGCGGGATCCTGGCCGTGCAGATCCCACCAGCGCAAAGCGGCGTATCGCCTCGAGGTGGTCACGGTGCGCGGCCTTCCAGCACTTGCTTGATCTTGCCGGTGAGCTGGTGGCAGACCTCTTCACCGCGCTTCGCCTCCTGTGTCACCGCGGCGCCGAGCAGCTGCAGCTCGGTCAGATCGTGCTTCACCTTGTTGACGGCGGTCAGCACCATCTGCTCGATGATCTGGGTATTGACGCGGACAGCCTCGAGCTGCGCGATCCATTGATCGGCGATGCGGTCGACCGCATCCAGCATCTTGTCATGCGACGACTGCGACGGCGGCTCCTTGTTGCTGCTCGGCTCGATCACGCGCTGCGACTGTGTCAGGCCTGGTAGTGGATTGCGTGCGGCGATGCGCTGGGCATCGCGGCCGGCGAGCTCGTCGAGTTCTACGGCGTCGTGGCCATTGTTGTATTCCGGCATGTTGCACTCCCTCTGTTGGTCCATCGCCTCGCCGCCAGCAGGGGGCCTTTGAACGGCGAGGCGCGGACAGCCAGCAGGCGCCATGGAGACCACCTGCAGGTCATTGCTTTGGTCCTCCACCCCGCTGCAATCGCTTGTGCGACGACGCGGCGGGGCTTCGGACCAACCCGAACCAGGTCACCCTGGCTCGAGTGATCGGATCTGCGGCAGCAGCTCGGTCTCGATGATCTGCTGGGCGTCATCCCAGAAGGCGTGCAGCTCATGGTCCGTCATGTGTTTGCGGCTCATGGAGTTGACACAGATCAAGGTTTTTCCGCTCATCTCGCCGAGGTGCTGAAAATTTCCAGTCTTGAACAGGAGCTCGGCGCGGACCCGCTCCGGATCGCGGCCCAGGGCCTTCGCCAGCTCGGCGATCTGGGCAAAGATCTTGCGGTGCTCAAACATGTCGCGCGGATGCAGCGCCTCGAGCTCGATCGGCTCGGCTGACTTGAGGCCTTTGAGAAACTCGCGCGCCGGCAGGTCGAACGGGATCAGGCCGGATCGGGTGGGCGTCCAGCGCATCAGGCAAAGCCTTTCCGGAACGCGGTGACGGAGGCGCGCAGATTGGCGCGCGAGGCCGGCTTGTCGGTGCTCATCATGTCGAGTGTCGACTTGTTGAGATCCTCCCACTGCTGCACCTCGTCGGCGCTGTTCGCCGTGCGCAGGTGCGCCAGGAAGCGATAACCCCAGCTCGCCCAATTGTCGTCGGCGAGCCACTCGATCATGCCGGGCGTCTGGTGAGCCATCGGCTCGACTGTTGCCGTGGTGGTGACCTCGCCGGTCTGCGGGTCGACGTGCTCCCTGGGCGGCGGCCGCGGCGCCTGCCTGGGTGCATTGCCGTCGGTGTCCTCACCGATCGCCAGGTTAAACATCATGATTTCGAGGTTGCGCTTGCCGTAGGAGATCGACGCCATGGTGGCGTGGATCGGCGTCATCATCTCGGTGCCCTTGAAACCCTTGGTGACGATCGGCACCGGCACCTGGTAGCGGCGGGATCCGCCCTGGCGATGCGACAGCGTGCCGACCACCAGCAGCGACTCCGGCGTGCCCATCGGCTCGGTGGTAAACGAGATGGCAAAACCGTGTTTGGTGTAGATCGGCCGCGCGGCGCGATCGACCTGGGCGAAGGTGGCATACTTCGACCGGGTCTGCGGATTGTTGGCATCGGTGTTGATGGTCTCCATCTCGGCCTCGGCCGCGGCGTGTGCGGCGGTGAAGGCCTTGTCGCCGGCGCGGATCTCGCCAGCCTCCTGCATGTCGAGGAGTCGCTGCAGCTTGTCGATGTCGATCGATGGATCGGCCGCGGCGCGGCCGATGATGTCGGGCAGGCCGGGAGGCGCGGTGTTGGTGGTTGGAATGTTCATGACGTTCTCCGGGTGATGGCGAGCGAGCCCTTTTTATTGCGGGCGATGATGTGGTCGGGGGCGATCACGCGGCCGACGTCGTCGGGCACCAGCTCCTTGGCGACCTTGCCGGCGAGTTCGTGGGTCTCGGCATCCTTGCGGGTGAACTCATAGGTGGCGAGCTCGTAGGTCAGCGCGGCCGCCCAGTTGGGCGGTGTGACGTTGACGTCGAGCAGGTTGATGGTGCGCCATCTCTCCGGCGGCACGATCACCGGCGCCGGCACATCGACCGGTGGGCACATGGTGTCCATCGAGAGCAGCATCGCCGCGCAGCGCACCAGGAGCTCGTCCTCATACTCCTGGCTGCGCACGCACTCGATCTCGATCGGATCGTTGGTGCCTTGCGCGATCACCAGGAACCCGGTCGACGCATCGGTGCAGTGCATCTGCATTGCGACTTGCGGATAGTAATAGCTGAACAGGGTGTCGCGGCTCATGAAGGGGGAGGCAAACTTGGCCTCGATCACCGCGTTGCGCGAAGCCATGAAACCGTCGAGCGTCGATCGGAACCGATCGTTGAGCGGCGAGGGCACCACTTCCTGGCGCCGGGTGATGAGGTTGCCGGCGCCCAGGTTGGAGCGCTCGTACTCGTCGACGATGGCGTCACCGACGAGCGAGCCGAGCCGCATCGCCCAATTGGGCGGATCCTGTTCTCTGAGGCCGACCTTGCATTCCCACCAGCGCAGGATCTCGGGCGGCTTCTTGTCGCCCATGATCCATGGCATATCGCTGGCGCCGAGGTAGCCGGCGCGATCGACGGCACTGAACATGGCATTCCCTCCTGGCGAGTTGAGATCTCGTCAGCACAACGGGCTTGGTGGTTTGGTCGTTCGTGGGGTCGCGCGTGTTGTCGACTAAAATGTTGCCGTCGAAGTCTTGATGAGGGAACCGTCGCACAACCGGATCGCTCATGTGTCACGTCTACGGTGGCGTGACGGGGCGGGAGATTGATCCCGGCATTCAGAAAATTCAAGCTCATTTTTTGTGATTTTTTTTGGAACTGTTTTCCGTTGTCTGTGCGTGTCTGCAACATGTTGCGCTGTCTAGCTCTGTCTGTGTTTGTCTGTGAAATTTGCGTTTTCTGCGCGCGCTGTTCTAGATGTGCGGCGCTGGTGTGCGACGGCGAAAAACAAAATCAACCGTCGTGAGTGCCATGCTGCAGCCGGTCTGGACTGTCGATGAAATCATCAAGGCGCTGGGTGGGCCGGCGCAGGCGGCGCGGCTGACCGGGTGTCTCGCCAGTGGCGTGTGCAACTGGAAACGTCCAGGCAAGCACGCCAGGATCCCTCCAAAATACTACTTCATCCTCAAGGTGGCGCTGGAGGACAAGGGCTACTACGCGCCGCTGGAGCTGTTCGGTTTTCTCGGTGACTTCCGCAAATCGGCATAAGTAAAAAACGTGCGGAGACGTCTGTGCGGCAATTGTCGTTGTTTAGAGGCAAGCGACAACGTGGGGTGCGCGCACCATCGGCGAAGGAATACGCGACTCACTGCATGATCGCCGATCTGTTGAAGCGGTGGGGCTCGCCGTCCTGGCGCTGGACCCACCTGCCGATGGGCGAGAACCGTGATCCGATCACCGGCGCCCGGCTGAAGCGGATGGGCGTGATGCCTGGCTGGCCGGATTTCATTTTTGCCGGTCGCGACAGCCGGATGTTTTTCCTCGAGCTGAAGCGCAAGGGGTCGGGTCGGGTCAGTGACGACCAGGCCGACGTGATCGCGCATCTCGCCGTGTGCGGCTTTGCAGTGCTGGTCACCGACTCGTTCGACGATGCGGTGGCGACGCTGAAGAGCCTCGGCATCCTTCCTTCAACCATCGAGGTGCAGTGATGTGCCCCGATGATGATGACGATGATCCTGACCTGTTCGACTATGCCGCTCGGTATCCGCACGCGCCTGGGTTCAAGGAGGGTGAGACCTCGCGCGAAGCAGCCGAGGCGATGGAGCCGTTGGCCGGGCGCCTGCGCAAGCTGGTCTATGACTTCATCTGCCGGCATCCAGGTCACACCGCCGATGAGATTGCGGCCGCGCTCGATGAGAGCGTCCTCACGATCCGGCCGCGGGTCTCCGAGCTGCGCTGCAGGGGTTGGATCATGAACCAGGGCCGCGGTGTCAATCGATCGGGTAAGGAAGCGCACCGGTGGATCGTCGCGCCCCGACCTGGCTGCGACACAGTGTCATTGTCCCTTGGGACATTGTCCGAAAGGACAGGTGAGTGATGAGCGCCACCGATCGGCTGCAGCAACCACTGACGTTTGATCTCGCTGAGCTGCGGCAGCGTGGCTGGGGCAAGTATGCCTATGGCTGGGCGATGTGCGGCTGCAATCGGCGCTACGCGGTCAGGGCCCTGGTCGCACAGAACGGTGTCAAGCAATACAAGATCTATTGCGAGGTGTGCGGTCGCTGCTGTGGTGGCGCGATTGCGCACGCCAAGCTGGATCCCCTGACGATGGAGTATGCCGATCGTGCGGCGTTCGCGCGCTCCTGGGAGCTGCCGGCCTGCGAGGCCTGTGGCGACGAGGTCAGTGGTGTCGAGCTGCACCATTGGGCACCCTGGAGCGTGTTTGGTGAGGATGCGATGCATTGGCCGGTGTCGTATCTGTGCCGCAAGTGCCATCGGCTCTGGCACGACAAGATGGCTGTTAACGCCAGGCATGCGGGAGGCACCGCATGAATGCAGAGCAGCTCGCCCGTGCGCTTGGAGCCAAAAAGAAATACGGCCGGCAGTGGAAGGTGTGCTGCCCCGCGCATGATGACGAACAGCCGAGCTGCATCATTTTTGAAGGCAAGACCGGTGCGGTGCAGGTGAGATGTCTGTCGGCGCAATGTTCGCCGGTCGAGATCATCGCCGCGCTCAGGCGGCGCGGCCTGTGGGAAGGACGTGCTTCCGATACAGACAGAGATCGACAGACACAGACAGCGGCTAAGGTTTCACATGAAACGGATGCGCTCGCGATGCGCGATCGGGCGCGCAGGATCTTTGACGATGCGATCCTGTGTCACGGCACGATGGCGCAGCGCTATCTCGAGAGCCGCGACATCTGGTCGGTTGCCAGGCAATTCGAGGACATCCGGTTTCATCCTCAGTGCCCGCGCGGCAAGGCGGTGCAGCCTGCGATCGTGATGGTGATGCGCGACCTGGTGACGCCATCGATCGTCCAGGCGGTACAGCGGATCTACCTGGTTGACGATCGCAAAGACGGGACCATGATGCTGGGGCCGGTGAGCCACGCCGCGATGATGCTGGGCATCTACAGCCGCATCGACATGCCGTGTCTGCTCAACGTCACCGAGGGGCTCGAGAGCGCGCTGTCGGTGTTTGCGATGGTGGAGCAGCCAAAGCCAGGCATGGACCAGGCGCCGGTGTGGGCGCTGGGATCGGCCGGAGCTGTCGAGCGGCTGCCGATGTTCGACGAGGCGCTCGACGGCCTGATCATCTGGGCCGATCATGACGTCGCCGGCTTGCGTGCTGCGCGTCTGTGTCGCGATCGATGGTGGCAGACGCATGAGCGGAGCGTGCTGGTCAAGGTGCCGGAACGTGAGGGCTGGGATCCTGCCGATGTGTGGAGGGATCGCTGTGGCCGACAATGATGGTTTCGAGGAAGGGTTCGTGCCGATCGATCGTGTGGTGTCGCTCAAGGACCGGCAGCGGTTTCGGCTGATCCCGTTTGTCGAGCTGCAGCCTGGGCATGTCTCGGTGTACCTGGTGAAAGGATTGATCCCGCGGGTCGGCCTGGTGGTGGTGTGGGGCCCACCGAAATGCGGCAAATCGTTCTGGACCTTCGACCTGGTGATGCATGTGGCGATGGGGTGGGAGTATCGTTCACACCGGGTTGCGCCTGGGTCGGTGGTGTATTGTGCCTTTGAGGGGGCCGATGGGTTCAGAGCTCGAGCCGAGGCCTTTAGGAGACAGCACGCGATCGTCGAGGCGCCGTTCTACCTGGTGCCGACCGTGATGGACCTGATCGCCGATCACCGGTTGCTGATCGCGGCTATTCGGGCCCAGGTGGCGACGCCGGCGGTGGTGGTGCTCGACACGCTCAATCGGAGCCTGGTCGGCAGCGAGAGCAATGACGAGGACATGGGTAAGTATGTCAGGGCTGCTGACGCCATCAGGGAAGCCTTTGGGTGCGTCGTGATCATCGTGCACCATTGTGGCGTCGATGGCTCCAGACCGCGCGGGCACACCTCCCTGACCGGCGCCTGCGACGCCCAGCTGGCCGTCAAGCGGGATGAGGCCAACAACATCATCGTGACAGTGGAGCACATGAAGGACGGGCTCGAGGGCGAGGTGCTACGGTCGCGCCTGGAGTTGGTGCAATTGGGAGTCGATGATGATGGCGATCCGATCACTTCGTGCGTCATCCGGGAGCTCGAAAGTGGGGACAACTTCGGTGGCACCAAAGGCAAAGTATCACCCACCGCGCGAGTAGCACTCACGATGCTGGCCGAGACAATTAACGACATGGGATCAATACCTTCTGCAACATCCAGGATCCCGCCAGGCACCCGGACAGCCCGGACAATTGACTGGAGGTCGTATTGTGATGCCGGCACAATCTCGGACAGCGACAAGCCGGACAGTAAGTCGAAGGCGTTCCGAAGAGCTGTTTCCGAGCTGCAAGCTGCTCATATCATTGGCATTTGGCAGGATCAGGTTTGGATAGCCGGACAAGCCGGACAAAGCCGGACATAACCGGACAGTCCAGCGACACTCAACCGGACGGACAATCTCTCCCCCCTTAAAAGGGGAGAGTCTGTCCGGTGTCCGGACAAAGAGGAGGTGAAAATGGGTCTAACCAGAGGCAGCGGTAATGCCGCCTGGAAGGCAGCTATGAGAAAAGAGGGACTATTGCCTGGTCGACGGAATAGACGGCTGTGCGTCGCGCTCGTTCGCGGCACCGATCGACAGTGCCGCCAGGTCGCGATGAAGGGTGTGCCGGTCTGTCAGTATCACGGCGGCCGGGCATTCCAGGCACAGCGCAAGGTCCAGGAGGCAAAACATGGCAAACGACGAAAACTCAATCCAGTCACTCCGGGATGAGGTGCGGGAGGCCATGCGAGCGGTGCTGCGTGATCCGGCAGCGTCGGCCGCGGCGAAGGCCTCGGCCGGCCGCACCCTGATGGAGTTCTTCGCGGAGGAGGCGCCTGGAAGGGGCCGCCGATCGACAGAGCTGACCGTGGATGAGCTCGACGCCGAAATAGCCAGATTGACGCCTGGATCGATTTGAGCGCATCCTGGGGCCGCCCAGGCCGTTCTCTCGTCCCACAACGAGCGATCCCCAACTCCTTCCGCGGCCTGGGCACCTGGGGAATCCTGGGCCAGGATCCACATTTGGCAGCTAAGTCATTGATCGATCAGCGGTCTGTATCCGATCCCTGGCCTCACTGGATAATCCACTGGAAGGAAGGGGCCTCGGCCAGGCTCGGCGGCCAGGCCGGAAAAGCCAGCGCTTCCAAGGGGATGGGCTCGATCCGGACCCCGACCCGCCCCCTGGCACCCCCTCTCGATCGCAGCCGGCGAGGCCGCAACCCTCCCCGCCAAAATTTCACTCATCCGGAGTTCGCCAGATGCTGTACGCCTCCGGGTCGAACCAGCTAAACAGCCATACGCCTGCGCTGTCGTTGAACAGGTCGATCCAGTGTAAGCGATAGACCACGGCATACCGAACGGCTGGCAACATTGACCCTCCCCGCCAAAATTTCACTTTTTCGGAGCTCTGCCGGCCTCGAATATGATGCGGCCGCCGTCGATTTCGGTGATGATGGTGTGAGCGACGACGGGTGATTTCATACTTTGCCGGCCGAGCCTGATTGCCTCTCTCTCGCTGAGGTATCGGATCCCGGAGGCAAAGCCGCCGTGGTGGAATGTTGAGACCAGCCGCATGACCACGCCTCTTGATGAGCTGCCGCTGTGGATCGTCATCGCCACCATCATCGCGCTCTCGACGCTGACGCTGTTGCTGGTTCATTTTCTGGTCAGGTGATCGTCAGCATAGGCGATCAGCGCCTGGTGCGCGGCGACCAGCCGGTCCAGCGGCGCATGATCCGCCCGCCGTTGTTTGACCGTCATCGCATCGATCGCCTGCTGCGCACAGCGCCATTCGCGGACCAGCGCGGCGAGTGGTGTTTGGGCAGCACCATGGGCGAGGATTGCGTCGGCTTTCCTCAGTGCTTCCTTGATGCCATCGGTGGTGTATTGATTAGCGCAATCTTCATCCATTTTGAAAATACGCGGGTCGATGATCCGCGCGATTGCCTCGCGGCTTGAGAGCTCACTCATCGACCGCCTCGTAGGCCAGCAGGAAGGCCTGGATCCACTGCTGGTCGACCCAGGTGCCGACCACGCCGTTAGCGACGCCGGCCGCCTTCACGGCCCGCTCTCGCGACCACGCTACCCCGGCCATCTCGATTGCCGGCTTCAGCGTCGGCTTGTTGCGGTCGACCTGGTCGGCGGCGTCGGGGTCGGGCGTCGCATGCCCGCTGCGCCTGGCGAAGCCTTCGGCGACACTGACCCGCGGCAGCGCGTTGAGCGCAGTCTCCGCATCGATCGGCGCCGGGTGCGAGTCGCCAGGCGTCTCAAAGGCTGTCTCTCCGCCATGCAAATTTGCATAATTCGGATCGTCGACGCCGAAATTGCGATAGCGCTGCAGCGTCAGCTCCGGAGCCGATCGCGCCGCCCGTCGTCCCGCCTCGGTGATCTCGAGCTGGCCCCAGCCGTCGAACGCCAGGCCTTCCGCGATCAATTCGCGCGCCACCGTGTGCAGGCAGTTCATTTTCGCGCCGGCCTCGAGCTCAACCAGGGCGGCGATCGCTTGCTTGCTCAACATATCTCAGCTCCCGCTTTGTCAGTCGCTCCTGCGTCCAGCGCAGCGCGGCACGGTAGTCCTCGACCTCGAGCCGGCCAACGTCCTCGATCTCGCCGGCGAGCCGGGCCCGCAGCGCTTCTTCAATCGCCTCGAGCCGGCGTTCAGTCAGTCTTGTCATCATCGCTCTCGTCCAGGTGATTGGCGGAATTGTCGCACTTCTCGCATTTCAGCACCGGGATGTCCGACCCGCCGCTGCAGGTCAGCGACGTCCATAGATAGCTGTTGCAGCGCCTGCACAGCAGCCGGAATTTATAATTGGGTGTTGCTCGACCCTTTGGCATGTTTCCTCGCAATCACCTCGTCGACGACGCTCGACAGCGCCTCGATCGCCTCGTCGCCGCCGACGTCGCGACTGGTCATGTAGTGATAGGCCTTCAGCAACCAGCCATCGCCGGAATTTTGGGTCAGCGAGGCCGCGATCATCGCGCGCAAACAGGTTTCACGCTCCATCACGCCGTTGACGTAGTCCTCATAGGTCATTTCTTCCTCCCTCGCGCTCGACGGGGACTAGCCGGTAGCCGATGTTCTCAGCCACCTTGAACGCCAGGTCATACTGCTCGGCGGCCGGTCGTTTGACGATCGCCTTAACCAGCTCGTTGATGGTCATGTTGACGATGTCGGTGGTCATTTCTTCCTCCGCTTTTCCTCCCGCTCGCGTAGCCGTTTCAGCCGCGCCTTGTGCGCCTTGAACTGCTCGCGCGCCGTCGGCAGCTCCACCTCGTAATTCGGCGCCGCCTCGCGCGCCAACTGATATTCGTAGCCCATCGCCGCCGCCATCTTGGCGAACGTCGCATGCTGCGGCCGCGCGGTCTTGCCGCCGAACATGTTCTTGACCGTCGACGCGCTCAACCCGGCCAGCACCGCCAGGTCAGTCTCGCGGAACAGCTTGCGCTCGTTCTGGAACAGGGTGCGGAATTTGTCGATCTCCGGATCCTTGTCGACGAAATTGTAGGACCGCGTCAGCCACATCGAGCCATTGCCCTTAGCCATGCGCGGCCTCCACTACTTCCGGGATGAACGCGCCATTGGTCACCGGCTTTTTCTTCGCCGCCTTCTTCGCCTTCTCCAGCAGCACATACTCCGACTCGGCGACCCGCTTGATCAATTTCCGCTTCAGCAGTGCCGCGATCGTCGGCGACACCGCGGCCCACTTGCGGCCGTCGGCCGTGAACTGCTTTTTCATCCAGGCGGTGTTGAAGCGCGAGTGATTGCGGCTCGCCGTGCGCAGGATGAAGGTGCGGTGATCGACCTCATGGCGTGTCTGCTTTGCCGCCGCCTTCCGCGCCGCCTTCAGTCCCTTCGGCTGATGCTTGACGGCGATCGCCGAATACCGACCTTCACCCAGTTTGCGCAGCAGCTTTTTCTCGCACAGCACCCGCAACGCGGTGTGGCCACTTCCGTCGGTGCGGCCGGCCTCGCGAAAATGGGCGATCGCATCGCGGGCCCGAAACTCCGGATGATCGGCCATCCAGTCAATCAGGAAGTCCTCGGCCTTCACCGCATGCGACGTCTTGCGGTTGAAGGTGACGACATCGGTGATCAGCTCCGGCCTGATGTCGAAGATCTCGCGCTTGGCGAGATCGGCGATCACGACGCCGAGCTGCTGCGGCGTCAATCGGTTGATGGTCAGTCGAAAATGATCGACGGTCTCTGGCTCTTTTGCCATCCTGGTCTCCTCCTGGTTGTCCCACACTGTTCACATAATCTGAACACCGTGGAAAACGTCAAGGGGGATGATCAGGCGGCCAGGCGGACCTTGCGCCGGCGGAAGTCCATCCAGATCACGTTGCTGGGGTCAAAGTCGCAGTACACCGGCCGCCGCTTTTGCCGCACCCGTTTTTCAAAATTGAACACCCGCGTCGCCGGCTCGAAGCCTTGCTCGGCTAAGAGCTCGCGGATCACCAGGTAATATTTGGCCGGGATCTTGCCCCGCTTGCGCCAGTTCGAGACATGCGACGACGAGATCCCGAGCGATCGTGCCACCTCGTTGGTGCCGCCCAGGGTCCGCACCACGGTGCCGATCGAGCCGAGCGGCTTCAGCGGCAAAGTCGTTGGTCCCAAACCGATAATTGTCCGTCTCGCCATCGTGCTCCCCGTTGCCGCTTGTTCCCACATGCACAAAAAATGAACAATGCCGGCGACGATGGCAAGGGGGCGATTTGACACGCCTTTTGCTTTTTGCCGGTTCCGGTGCCATAAATCGCGCTGCTCGTAACGGCCCCGGCAGGCCCAGCCCCGCTTCCGGCTCGCAAAAGGGAAGCGCATCACGCATCCGCGATGCCTGCCCTGGTGCGGCCGAGCCGCTCATTTTCCTTTGCCGATCACGCCAAAAATCCGCGCGCGCCGTTTCCCGGCGACCGCCTCGACGTCCAGATCCAGAACCTGATCGAGGCCATCCACTCGACCCAACAAGCCTTGGGCGAGATCCGCCGCGCCGACGGCAAATTGAAAAATCAATCGGTCGGCGCCGACCAGCTCGCGCTCGAGCTCAGACACTCCCGCGGCGAGATCGACGAGCTCGAGCAGCGCGTGATCCAGAACGCGCATAGTGCGATCGACGCCGCGGCCACGACGCGCGACACCGCGCGGGAGATCCACCTGCGCGCCCAGGACGCCGAGCGCGCGGCCGTGAGTGCCGCGCAATTTCTTTCTGCGGTCAACGCGGCAAAACAGATCGTTGACGAACGTGCCGACCAGATCACCGCACTCGACGCCGCCGTCGACGCGCAAACCAGTGACGCGGAAAATTGGGCGAACTATGCCCAGGTGCAGGCAACCAATGCCGAGACCGACCAGGAGATGGCGGCGGCCTGGGCCGAGTATCTCGCCGGCCCCGTCGTCGACTCCACCCAGGCGCCGGCCTACATCTCCGGCACGCCTTTCGGCCATGGGCTGTACTACCAGCCGGTCCAGGGCATGGGTGGCATGGGCGGGCTGTGGTCGGCGAAGTGGTGGGCGATCTATGCAGGCCAACTGGTCGGCGGCTGGAATTTCTACTACCTCGGCGCCTGGGCCTATCCGCCGGCGCCTGGCACCACCAATCCGTCGACCGGTGTCAAGGCACCAAACCCGCTCGCGGTCGGCTCGTTCTATTACGACACCACGGCGCAGCAGCTCTATGTCTGGAACGGCGGCGCCTGGGTCTCGCCCTATGTGCTGACCCCGGGCTACCAGTCGACCTACGTCTATGTCGCGACCGCGGGACAGACCGTGTTCTCTGGCGCCGACAGTAACGGCCACACGCCGGTGGTCGGACAGAGCTCGAGCGACGTCCATCTCAATGGCGTCCGCCTGGTCGCGGTGACCGACTACACCATCGACATCACCAACTCAAAACTGACGCTCAACATTCCCGCCTCGATCAACTCGATCGTGCAGTGGGATCTCTTGGTGCCGGCAAGCCAGCTGGCGCCCGGTGCGGTCAATTCCTTCAAGGGCATCCTGAACCCGTCGCCGCCCGATGGCACCACCACCACCTTCTCGATGACCTACACCCACCCGACGCTGGGCAACCAGCCGGTCAACGTCACCAATGGCGCGCAGCTGCAGGTCTCGCTCGATGGCGTGATCCAGGAGCCCGGGGTCGACTACAACGCCAGTGGCGCCTCGCTGGTGATGGCGAAGGCGCCGCTGCTCGGCAGCCACTTCTGGGTGCTTTGGTATTCCAACGCGGTCCTGACCCGATGACACAAAACGCCCGCCTCGCGCTATGGGTGCCCTCGACCGACGACGCAGATCCGGCCGAGACCATCCAGGCGACCGCGGTCTCCGGCAACGGTCGCGTGATCCCAACCGCCTTTGCGATCGGCTCGGGTCCGCCAGGTCCGGTCGGCCCGAAAGGCGACGTCGGCAGCCAGGGCCCGAAGGGCGATGTCGGCCCGACCGGCGGCCCAGGGGCGCAGGGCATCCAGGGCGTGCCAGGCCCGGCCGGCCCGCAAGGTATTCCCGGCATCCAGGGACCGCAGGGCATCCAGGGCGCCACCGGCGGCACCTTCGCCGACGCGCCGGCCGACGGCACCATCTACGGCCGCCGCAACAACATCTGGGTGCCGACCGTCGGCGCCGTGATCGACGGCGGCACCTTTTAACAGGAGAGCAACATGGGCGTGCATTACGAAGTACCGAGGGGCAAGAACCTGGTGATCTCCGGTCCCGCCAACGTCACCGTCAAAGGCGGCGAGGTGCCGGCGATCGTCGAGGATGCGAGCGAGCTGCAGGCCTCGGCGCCCACCATCTCCGCGCTGACCCCCGACACCGCCGAGTCGGGCGCTGCCGATATTGATCTCGTCATCACCGGCACCGGCTTCACGCCATCCAGCGTCATCGTGTTCGGCGCCAATGACGAACCCACCACGATGATCTCCGACACCGAGGTCTCGACCGGGGTGCGGCCGAGCCTGTTTGCGCCGGCCGTGGTCCCGGTCACCGTCCGCAACGGTCCGGCGCGATCGGCACCTTTGGATTTCACGTTTGTTGATCCAGGTGGGGCCGCAGCAACAGCAGCCAGGAGAGACAAGCATGGCAAGTCGAGTGAAGGCAAAAAGTAAGGCGGTAACGGCAAAGGCCAAGGCCAGGCGCCCGTCACCGAAAAAGAGCGCCGCGCACCGCAAGGTCGCGGTGAAGAAAACGCGCAAGCCACCGACCAGGAAGAAGAGGAGCACCCGCATGACCAGCAAGAAGCACGACGACGACGATCACGACGAAGCCAAAGAGACCGAGAAGAAGCACGCGGAAGTGACCAAGCAGGCACCGGATCCTCACGGCAAGCCGGCGACCGGCACTGATCCGCATCCCGATCCGATGGGACAGCCGCCCGACACCCCGCCGGCGCCAGCGGCACAGCCGCAGCCGCAGCCGGAGAAGAAATGAGCAAGTGGCCCGTCGACGAGCCGATCGATCCACGTCCGCCGCGCATCAATCTGCGCGGCGTGCCACCGGATCCCGCGACCTTCGACGGGCCGCTCAACGTGTTCATCGGATTGCACGGCACCGCGGTCGCCAACAACACCGCGGAGCAGACCAAACAGGATTACGACACGCTGCATCCGGTAGCGCCGGAGGCAGCAGAAAGCAGGCCGGTGACGGAAGAGGATCATGATCATCCTGCCGTCAACGAGCCTTCGCCAACGCCGCAGCCGGTCTCACCAGGGCGGCCGATCGTCTACAGCGGCAACTTCATCGTCGATCCGGAGATCCAGAGCCGAGTCGCACGTCATCGTTTCCGACCACCCAGGTACACCTGATTGAGGGCTTGAAATGACCAGCCAGTACCGCCACCGCCGATCGAGTAATCCCGCCACCGCGTTTGCCACGCTCGAGCCGGGCGAGATCGCGGTCAACACCGCCAACCGCCAGATCGCCGTCGGCGATGCGGCGTCCGCGACACTCGGCACGCCGGAGCCGCTGCTCGGCGTGCGCTTCTTCGACGCCCGCGCGATCTACGCGATCGGCGATTATGTGATCAACGCCGGCCTGCAGTATTGCGCCAAGGCCGCCAACGGGCCGGGCGCCTTCACGCCGGCAAACTGGAATGCGGTCACGATGGAGGGTGCTGTGAGCGGCACCTTCGTCGCCAAGGCCGGCGACACCGTGACCGGCGGCCTGACTGTAAACGGCACGCTCACAGGTGTCGGTATCGTAACAGCAGGTCAATGGCTGGGGGTAGGGTGGAACACCACCAATACGGGGGCGATCTATTTTGGCAATCTCGCCACCAAAAATCTGAACTTCGACGGCAACAATTTCCATCTTGTGGGTGGGCCGTTCCTGGTCGATGCTGCTGCCATCTACAGCGGCTTTAGCGGCACCACCGGCACCTACTATTTCGGCAACAGCGGCACCTGCTATCTGGCCTACGATGGCAGCAAGTTCAACTTCGTCGGCGCCCCTCTCACCATCTCACCAGCCGCCGGCGCCGCGGCGCTGTTCCTGAACAAGCCGGCGTCGGGGGTCGGCAACCAGCTCTATGGCCAGACTGGCGGCCTTTCACGCTGGCTGATGTTGATGGGCAACAGCGCCGCCGAGAGTGGTGGCAACGTCGGCAGTGACTTTGCCCTGCAGCGTTACGCCGATGGTGGCGGCTCTCTCGACACCCCGCTCACCATTGCCCGCGCCACCGGCATCGTCGATTTTCTCAACAAGCCGACCGTCGCCGGAGCAACCTTTGCGGCGCCGTTCGACGCGATGGCCTACTCAGGCATGCAGATCAATGGCGGCATGGAGGTCAACCAGCAGAACCCCGGCACAGGAATTGGCGTCTCAGGCTACCCGGTCGATCTCTGGTATTTCCAGAAAGCGGGGGCGGTGACAGCCAACTTTTCGGTTCAGCAGTTTCCCTGGAACAATAATGGTTTTCCCAGTCTGCTGGCGATCTCGGTGACGACCGCGCAAGCCGCGATGGCTGCGAGCGACATCATCACGCTGTACCATTTCATCGAGGGCTACCGGGTGGCGAGGCTCGGGTGGGGGGCGGCCGGTGCCATGCCCATCACGATCGGTTTCTGGACCGCCCATACAAGGACCGGAACCTATAGCGTGAGTGTGCGCAACGGTGCGGCCAGCCGCAGCTATACTGCTACCTACACGCAGAATGTCTCCACGGCGATGGAGTACAAGACCATCACCGTTCCCGGCGACACGGTCGGGACATGGGCCAAGGACAATACGTCGGGATTGAGCCTGGCTTTCCCGATGGCGGCCGGATCAACTTTTGTCGCTCCGGCCGCCAACACCTGGTACGGAGCCAATTACATTGCCGCGCCGGGGCAGGTGAACGCAGTCGCCGCGACAACGGATGTGTTCCGCATCACCGGCGTCGTCGTCCTCCCCGGCATCGAGGCTCCGTCAGCCGCCCGCTCGCCATTGGTCATGCGGCCCTACGATCAGGAACTGCTGACGTGCATGCGGTATTGCTACAAACGTGTTTTCAATCCAAATCAAGTATTGGCTACGTTGCAGGTCTACAACACGACCAGCGCCTCCGGTGCGATCATGGATTTTCCGGTCCAGATGCGCGCGATCCCCACGATCATCACCAGCGGATCATTCGGTCTTGCAAATGCAAATGGGGCTGTGACCAACCTAAGCGGCGGGGGGCTCGTGGCAACGCAGGACGGTCTGTCTATCAACGGGGCGGCTGTCGCGAGTGCCGTGCTGATTGCCGGCAATGCAACGCTGTTCATGCAAACGGCGGCGGGGGGTGGCTATTACCTGATGGATGCGAGGTTCGTCTGATGGCCGACTATCAACTCACCGCAACCGACGCCTCCGTGATCCGCACCGCCGACGGGGCCTGCATTCCGGACGATCCCGCCAACCGCGACTGGGTCGAGTATCAGGACTGGCTCGCCAAGGGCGGCGTGCCGGATCCGTATATTGAACCTGAGATCCCGCCACCGCAGGCACAGCCAGAGACCACCGTGCTGTACGACCATGAGAACCGGCTGCGCGCGATCGAGGGTCAACCGCCGCTGTCGATGGGTGACTTTGTCGACAAGATGAAAGGCGCTGCATGAACGTCCCCGCCGATGTCGCCAAGCAGGTCATCGAGACGATGCGGGCGACGCCGTTTGTGCTGGCGATCCTGATCGTCAACATCGCGGTGCTGGCGGGGTTCACCTACACCCTGCATGAGGTTTCCGACGCGGTCGAGCGCCGCGACAAGATCCTGGAGAGGTGCATCAAATGAACGAGGATCTCTCACTGACGCCGGCCGGCGCCAATCTGGTCAAGCATTTTGAAGGCTGCCTGCAACCGCACCAGGGCAAATACAAATCATATCTGTGCCCCGCCGGCGTCAGGACCATCGGATGGGGCACGACGTCGGAGCACAATCACCCGATCAAGGCTGACACGGTGTGGTCCAGGGCGCAGTGCGACAGCGCTTTCCTTCACGACATGGAAAAGTTTGAGGCCGCGGTGCGCAAGCACGTCACCATCGAGCTGGAGCCGTGGCAGTTCGACGCCCTGACGTCGTTCACATACAACGTCGGCGAGGGCAATTTAGCCAAGTCAACTTTGTTGAAGTGCGTGAACCGCGGCGACTTCGGCTCCTGGAGCGAGGACGAGGGCGGCACCGGCGCAGCTGCCGAATTTCCAAAGTGGAATAAGGCCAACGGCAAGGTGCTCGCCGGCCTGGTGCGGCGCCGCGCCTCGGAGTCGCTGCTGTTCCAGAACATCACCGATGAAAACTACGACGGCAAGGCGGATCCAGGCGCTGGTCCTGCGATCGCGCCGATGCCGCAAGCGGTCGACCCACCGAAGGAGGACTGACATGGCCAGACCACCACCCCCGAAAGGAAAATTGCCGATCAAGCCACCTGGGCCGCTGCCGGCCGCTGGTCCAATGGCGCCGCCGCCTGGTGTGGCGCCGCCGCAGATGGCGCCGCCTGGTGCAGCTGCACCGGTGCCAGGCATGCCGCCCGGCGTGATGCCGACGCCACCGCTGCCGCTGCGACCGGTCGCCCCGACAGAACCGCCGAAGCCACCGGAGCTGCCACCGCGCCGCTTCATCCGCGGATAGGAGGTCATCATGCAAAACCTTGGTCTGATCCTGCTGGTGTTTGCCTTTGTGCTCGCTTGCGTCGCGATGCGGATCCCGGCCGCCGGTCCCTGGGGTCTGTTGCCGATGGCGATCGCGTTCTGGATCGCGTCTGAGCTGATCGGCGGTCTCGGTCGCGTCGCCGGGATACACTGATAGGAGGCATCCATGCGGATCTTTGCCAGTTCAGGCGACGAGGGCGGCGGCGGCATCGACATCCCCGATCAGCCAGCCGGAGACCCTGGCCTCGGTCAACAATTTGCGCAGATGTACAACATGTCCCCGCAGTGGGGTGCCCAGCAGGCTATGCAGTATTCACAGCCGGCCGCGCAGCCATCGTGGGCAGCACCGCAGCCGGCACCGCAGCCGGCGGCACAGCCGGCCTGGGGCGGTGGCGGTGGTCTCGGCTACCAGGCCTTCGGCATGAGCGACAGCGACTGGCGCGGGTTCAGCAGCATCGTCGGGCCGACAGCGGCAAACCAGTGGCTGGCTTCCATGCAGGGCAGTCGAGGTGGTGGCGGTGGTGGCGGATTAGGCGACGCGATGACGGCGCCGGCACCGGCACCCGCTGCACCCGCTGCACCGGCGGCGCGGGCGCCAACCCAGGATGAATTGCTCTACAAATATTTCGGCTCGAAAGGCATCCCACTGCCGACGGCGCAAGGCGCGTCAGGCGTCGTCAGTCCGTTCGGCATGACCGCGGCCCAGCAGGCGGCGCTGGCCGGATACAATGCGGAGACCGGCGGCTCGATGCCCGGTGGCGCGGCGGCGTCTGGCGGCCTCGCGCCGTCCCAGCAACCCTGGGACGCTTCCTATTATTCGGCCGGAGGTGCCGGCGCCGGCTATACCGGCGGCCAGGGCCTCTACGGCGGCGGCTACGGCGGCTCGGATTTCTTCGGCGGCGGCAGCAATCCGTTCGCCGCATCGATCCAGCAGCAGCCCAGCTTTGATCCCGGTCTGCAGCGCGTCAAGGTCGGCCAGACCAACGATCCGTTCAACACCTACTACAACCCGTTCCAGAGCTATGGCGGCACGCCATGGCCCAACATCGGACCAGGCTCGTCTAACGTCAACGATCCCTGGGGCGTTTTCCCCGGCATGCCAGGCGCTGGCTTTGACGCCTCTGGCACCGGCTTCGGCGCTGGCGCCGGCGTAGTCCCTGGTTTTGACATCTATGGCGCGCCGGTTAACGGCGGTGGCGGCTACGGCACCTGGGGAGGCAATAGCTGATGGATGAAGGCGACCAGGCGCGGCTGCCCTATGGCACCGGGAGTCCAGGTGAGATGGCGGGACAGCCGTCTGGCCTGGGCAATGTGCTGGGCGCTGCCTACAACTGGCTCGGCGAGCTCGCCAAGCGCAACATCGAGAACGCGCAGACCTACAGCCAGACCGGTCAATATGATCCTGGTCCCGCGCTCGAGGCGGCGACGCTGCCGATGGGCACCGGCGCGATCGCCGGCGTGCGCGGTGGTGGTGCTGTGCTCGGCGCCGGCCCGATCCGCCGCACGCCGCCACCCGACGTTGCGGCCTGGTTTGGCCAGAGCAAGGTGCGGACGCCGGAAGGCCTGCCCGAGGTGGTCTATCGCGGCGAGCATGGCGAGCCAGTGCCTGGCCAGCAATTTCAGTCAAAACTGAGCAGCCTGTCCTTCGGCGACCAGGAGGCCGCCAACCTTTATGCGATGGAGCCAAACGATCCCCGGATGAGGGTCCAGGCGCCGCGGGTCACGCCAGGTCATGTCAAGATCGAGAACCCGATCATCGTGGCCAAAGACGATCCGTATATCGAGCTGGGGCACCTGGAGCAAAAACTCGGCACTGCCGAGGCGCGGCGCATCGCCGAAAAATTCGACCCGCACATCCGCAACACCAACAACTGGGAAGAAAACTACGCGCACAAATACAACAACGTCGTCGAGCTGCTGCAGCATGAGCCCGAGCAGCTGAAGAACCTCTATTTCGACACCTACCGCTACCTCGATGACCCGCATGAGATCGAGCTGCTGAAGAAGCACGGCTTCGACGGCGCCATCCATCTCGGCAACGCCGGCACGCGCGACACGATCGAGTACCGGATCTTCGACCCCGCCAATTGGCGATCGTCGATCTACGGGCTCGGTGCGCTCACCGCCGGCACGCTCGCAACCCAGGGGCAACACAATGGCCGATGAAGGTCTCGCTGCCTCGCTCGGTGCCACTGTCGCCAACGGCCTGCCGTGGGACAAGCTGCGCGGGGCAAAGCTGTGGACGCCGCCGACCGAGCCGATGCCGACGGCGCCGGTCGATCCCAACGCCGGTCTGTCCGCGCTGTTGACGCGATCGAGTGTGCTGTCGCCGCAACCTCCGGCCGGCACCGTGCAGCTCAATGCGCCGTTTGGCGAGCTGCGCGGGCCGGAGGTGATCGCCAGGTTGCCGATGGGCAACATCACCCAGGAGGACGTCGACAAGGCGACGAGTGTCGCAATGGCGAGCTCGGGCGGTGGGCTGGCGACGAAGATCGCGGCGACTGGAGCTGCAGCAGCTCCTGCCGCGACGCAGATCGCCACCAGCAAGCTGGTGCAGCCAGGCACGCTCGCCCAGCAGCTCGGCATGACCGTGCAGGGAGCAGCCTCGCCGGCGCCGGCGCCGAATGCCTACCAGCTGGCGCGCGCGGCCAAGGCAGCGCTGCCGACCAGGACGCTGGCCGAGGATCTCAACCTGACCCAGCGCGGGCCCTCGAGCCCGGTCCCCGATTTCATCAAATACAATTATTCTGGCAGCACGCCGAAATCCGGCAACGCCGGCCTCGCCAACCCGCCGAACCCCTATGTGCAGACGGTCGCCGATCCGATCCGGATGATGTTCCCCGGCATCTATCGCAACCCGCGCGATATGGCCGCCCAGGCCAACGCCCAGGTGGCGCCGGAGAACCCGATGATGAAGCGCCTGTTTGGCGTGACGCGCGAGGATCTCCAGGACATCGGCCGCGGCCGGGTCGGCTGGGACGTGCCCAATGTCAACCAGGTTGCCAACCCGGAGGGTGCGGCGATCGCCGACCAGGTGACAACGCCGCAGAACACCCAGCGGCTGATCGACATCCTGGCAGAGGGCGGCAAGTATCCAGGCCTGCGCGCGATGGATGCCTGGTACGTCATGGATCCGGCGTTCAAGCACCTCGAGAGCCTGGTCGGCACCCAGGATGCGATCCAGATGTATCGCAAATGGAACACGCTGACCGGCGCGGCCTCTGCTTCGTCGGAGGTGCTCGACGAGATCCAGCGCGGCGGTGCCGCACACTGGCTGTCCAACCAGGGGCGCTGGGATGACTTCGTCAAGTATGGCGGCATGGCGCAAGACGCTCGCACCATGGCCGACTTCCCGGAGGACATGCGCTACATCGCCGGCCATCTGAGCCACCTGACGTCGCACGCCAACCCGATGGAGAAATACCTACAGACCGGCATCCATGCGAGCGATCGGCCGAAGATCGTGCCCTATGTGCTGGCGAGCGGCGTGCCGCAGACCGGCTTCCAGACCCGCTTCCCGGTCGGCGACGCACACTTCTCGCGCATCCTGGGGCTGTCCGATCTGCGCGAAGGGCGCACCTCGGCGCCGGCCTCCTGGAGCCGGCCGGAATACAACTCGCTGACGCCCTGGTTCAGGGAACAGGTCGCACGCAAGCTCGGTCTCGAGGCGGTGCCGGCGCAGGCGAGATTGTGGGGCACCGGTGCGCCGCAGACCGGCGTCACCTCGCCGATCGGCGCGCCCAAGCTCGAGCTCTTGACGCAACAGATCGAGAAGGCGGCGCGCCGGCTCGGCATCTCGCCCGAGCTCGCCCGCGACAAGGTGCTCAAGGGCGAGATCGGCGCCGGCGTGCTGGCCGGCACCGCCGGGCTCGGAAGCGCACTCGGCGCCAGCATGATGTCGCGCGGTGCGCTACCCGAACAACAGGATCAACGCTCGTAACAGGAGGAGCCCATGGCCAAACTAACCCGCGCCCCACCGCTGACCCCGATCAGACCGCTGCCGACGGCAAAGCCGCCGCCGGTGTCCAAGACTCAGGACAACTACACCCACCACACCTCGCCGGTGTCGGGCCCGCAGGCGGTGGCGCCCGAGGTGGTCACAGCCCAAGCACCGCGCGCCAAGATCACCAAGATCCCCGACGTGCCGATGCATGTCACCAAGCACGGCGGCAGTGATGGGAACGGTTACTGACGAGCGCTATCTGACGCTGTTGCGTCGCAAGCGAGCCATCCTCGCTGCGCGCTCGGATCTGATTGCGTTCACGCAACTGATGATGCCGAACCCGAACTTCGAGGAGGATCCGGAGCGCTCGCTGTACCAGCCGCAGCGCTTTCACCGGGTGATCGGGGCTGCGCTGGAGGAGGTCGAGCGCGGCGACTACCGCCGGCTGATGATGACGATGGGCCCCCGCATGGGCAAGACCACGCTGGCGTCCGCGATGTTTCCGGCCTGGTATGTCGGTCGCCATCCCGATCGCTCGATCATCGTCGCCACCTACAACGAGCATTATTCCTGGGATCTCGGCCGCAAGGTCCGCGACATCATGGTGTCGCCGCACTACAGCCAGGTGTTTCCTGGCGTCGAGATCAAGATCGGCGCCAGTGCCGTCAACCGCGTCGAGACCTCGAGGGGCGGCGTGGTGTTTGCGGTCGGCCGCGGAAGCTCGATCACCGGCCGCGGCGCGCATTGTATTTTGTTGGATGATCCGCTCAAGGATCGCGTCGAGGCCGACAGCGTGCTGGTGCGCGAGAAGCTATGGCAGTGGTGGCTGCAGGTGCTGCGCACCCGGCTGATGGATGCCACCGGCACCATTGTCATCATCCAGACCCGGTGGAACGAGGACGACCTGGTCGGCCGGCTGATCGACGAGCGCAACCCGTACTACAACGTCGACGAAGCCAAGCTGTGGCGCAAGATCGACTTCCCGGCGCTGGCCGAGGAGAGCGACATCCTGG